CCATTTAGCAGTGTATTCATTTAGCTTTCTCATTATCTCAAGCCCAAGCTCTTTGCCCTCATACTCTGTAAGTTTCTTTCCGATCAATGCGTAAACACATTCCCATAGTCCTGCGTATCCTAAAGAAATTGTAGAATATCCATCATAGAGTAATCTATCGATTGTTTCTCCTTTGTTTAGTCTTGCAAGAGCTCCATGCTGCCAAAGGATTGGGCATGTATCAGAAAGAGTACCTTTTAGACGTTCATGTCTACATCTTAGAGCTTTATGACATAATTCTAGACGTTCGTCTAATACACTCCAGAATTCATCTAATGTGTCGTGTTTCAACTGATTTTCATCTAAATGTCTTGCACCTTTTGATACCAGATTATTTACAGCAGTCAATCCTACATCGACAAGATTGATTGTAACAACTCCTTGATTGAAGCGACCAAAATATTTATGTTTTCCAGGAACATAATCCTTTGCGTTTGCTATGTTTCCTACTCCGTTATCCGTAAATCTATCAGGAGTTAGGAATGAACGGCAACCCATGCATGTATAAACGTCACCCTTCAGTTCCTTCATTTTCTTTGCAGAAATGTAGTCAGGAACCATTCTTTTAGCAGTGCACTTTGCTGCAAGTTCTGTAAGATAATAATATTTTGAATCAGGATAAACGTTATCTTCATCTAAGCAGTATATCAACTTAGGAAATGCTGGTGTTATCCATACTCCCTTTTCATTCTTAACTCCTTGAATTCTCTGTCGTAAAACTTCTTCTATGATAAGACATAGATCTTCTCTTGTTCTTCCTTCAGGTACTTCATCAATGTACATAAAAACAGTAATAAATGGGGCCTGACCATTTGTAGTCATAAGTGTAACTACTTGATACTGTATTGTCTGAACTCCTCTTTTTATCTCTTCTCTAACACGTTTCTCAGTTATATTTGAAACAACTTCACTGAATCTGTCAGCAAGCTCGTCTTTTAGAGGAAGAATTTCTGACTCAACCTCAGATCTTATCTTATTTCTAGAAACATCGACAAACGGTGCAAGATGCGATAGTGTTATTGACTGCCCTCCATACTGACAAGATGCTACCTGAGCAATTATCTGAGTAGCTACATTACAAGCTGTAGAAAAACTATGAGGTTTTTCTATCATTGTTCCGGAAATAACTGTTCCATTCTGTAGCATGTCTTCAAGATTGATCAAGTCGCAGTTATGCATGTGCTGACTGTAGTAATCCATATCATGAAAATGAATGATTCCTTCATCATGAGCATGAACTACATCTTCAGGTAGAAGAATTCTTCTGGATATGTCCTTTGATACTTCTCCTGCCATGTAGTCTCTCTGTACGCTTGCAACTGTTGGATTCTTGTTGCTGTTTTCTTGCTTTATTTCTTCGTTGTTGCAATCTATCAAAGAAAGTATCTGATCGTCTGTTGTATTTGATTTTCTGGCAATAGACCTTCTGTATCTATATGTTATGTATCTCCTTGCTAGATTGTACTTTCCTAGATCCATGATATGATCTTCAACCATATCTTGAATCTCTTCTACATTAAGAGATCTTCTGATTGTTTTTGCTTCTTTTTCTATTGCCTTTGCAATTCCTTCTACATCATATTGAAGTAATCTGTCGTCACCTTCAACCTCTGCGTTTGCTCTATTTACCGCAGATATAATTTTAGCGGAGTTGAAATCTTCCTCTACTCCGCTTCGTTTGATTATTTTCATTTAGCAACTACCTCCTAGTTAGTATCATTGTATATGTATATAAGGCTGGCCAAGGGTTATTTGACCAGCCTATAGACACAAGATCTTGCCTTGAAGATATAATATTTAATTATTAGAATTCAATCTTTATCAAAAATCGGAATCATCTTTCTTCTGAACTGATGATACATCCTATAGGAATATTCATATTCATTGATTTCTACCCAACCTGGAGTACCTTTAACATCCTTAAAATATCTTTCGATATTGATTTTTTCGCCTTCAGGAGAAATTGCGTAGAGGACTCCAAGCGTGTCGAAGTCTCCCCCATCTTCGTCATAAAGGAATTCTTTGCAGTAAATTTTATACTGCTTAGAAGGAGGGGAATAAGGCATTTGAATAGGTAGAATTTCGTCTAGAATTTTGCATCCGTATCCGTGAAATACATCTCTTGTATCGTCTACATTGACGCAGACAGCTCGGTCAATATCGTTGTACTTAACAGACCCATCAGGATATACTTTCTTGAACAGCGAAGACATTCTAGAGCATTGATATTCTTTCACATCCTCGCTAAATCCTGAAACTTCATTCCATACGTCTTCTGTATCTTGAATGTCGTTAAGAGGACGTCCATCAATTAGACGAATCAAAATAGATTTAGTGATAGAAATAGACAATCCTGAATGCTGATCATCGATTAGAGACTTGAAAGCCTTAAATGCGGATTCATAGCATCCTAGAATGTAGTTGTTTTCTCCCTTCTCTTCTTCAGGAGAAATCTTGAGATTGTTTCTAACAATCTCAAGCTCTCTTTCAGCCCATTTCAATGAACCCATATCAACCTACCTCCTTATTAAGAAGCTTCATCATATGGAGGAAAGTTGTGTCAACAATGATGTTACCGTTCATTGTATTTGCCCAACGAGTTTCATTCGTCTTAGCAGTAACTCTTCGAGGACGAGCATGACCTGCAAAATCGGCAGCAGCGTTTACAACTCCCCATGCAGTGTCTTTGAACTTCAAGATGTCAGGAGCAAAGTAACAATACATGAATCCATCTTTCATGTCCTGAGCGTTGTTCTTGACTCTATCACTTGCATCGTCGTCAACTTTGAAAAGAAGATCAACAAACTGCTCTACCTCAGACTGATTGAAAGTAAGATTAGCAAGTCTATCTCCTACAACGCTTAGATCTTCCATGTAGCTGTTAGCGAGCGCCAGCGTACGCCTTGCCTCTTCTAGCTTACTATTGATATCTCCAACATGACAAGTCGTCCAGCAGCGCCGTGTATTGCTAAGAGCAAGGTTAAGTGTGTTATTGCAAACAACACGAACAGGCGTCATGCAGACTTTGATAGAACCAAGGCCATCATGGCTGTTAGTAAAACAAACATAAGGATCAACATCGTCTCCGACTACCTTCACCTTAGGCATCTTAGCAAGAAGCCAAATCTGTTTTCCGTTTCTAAGAGATCCTGCTGTCTCATACTTTACATCGTCAGAAATGAGCTCGTCAGTGAACTCGAAAGCTTCTGCATTCTGTACAATCTTGTACTTGTTGGAGACAATTCCTAGAACAGTGTTGTCGGAATCTCTAACATTTGATTTCCAGCCTTCAATCTCCTTACCATCTGCAGTGAAAATGGGATTAGAAATTACATTCCAATCTAGACCAGCAAGGTGAAGTGCATCTTTAGAAGTAGGAGCTTCCTGGACAATAGTTCCAAGACCGTGCCAAGGCACCTCACGTACGCTAAACATTGTTTCAACATTAGCAGGCATATTTGTTACCTCCATCAAAATTTATCTACATTCAATATAACGATTCTTTTTTAATTGGTTTAGTGTTTCATAGCATAGTACATCTTACACCATAGAATAGCAGTTTTTGTAAACTCTGGATTAGTTGACCACCATTGATTACTTGACATTATAGCAGATATCTTCCTATCTATCATGAATAAGTTCGCTATGTTGAAATTATTTCTATCATTATCTAAGAAGCATATCATCTTCCCATCTGGAACAGGTCCAAAGTTATCTGAATATATTTTTTCTTGCAGAGGAATCCAATATGGACGCATGTATCCACTAATATTGCTTTTTTCTGGAACCTCTCTAACTTTTATGAAAGTACTAGTTTGTGATTTTCTAATTGTACCTACAGGAAGCTGCTCTTTTCGCTTTGATCCGTATCTGGTTACGCTAGGCTTTCCTTTAAAATGAAGTCCTTTATTACATTTTTCTCGTATAGATTCGAAAGACCGTGTTTCACTAAAAACTTTGTTGAAACAATCAGCCATGTCTCTGTAGCAGGAAAATCTGCTGAAGTTTTCTACTAACCAGTCTTCTTGCTCTTTTGTAAAATATCTTTTACTTCTCATCGCCGATCATACTATTGATTGCAGAGTTCTTCAGCTTACCGTCGGAAATCATCTTATCGCGTCTAAGAACAATGTCTGCATTGTTGATCATCTGCTTTGCTAAACTAGAGATAACGGAAGCAATTTCAGCTACCTCTTTCTTAGTTTCATTTGATGCTTCGGGATTAGTTAGAGCTTCAATCTGCTCTCCAAGTTTATTCTGAAGTTCAATCAGTGTCATAATTTCCTCCTATCAATTTTCAATTCAAATTTTCATCATTCTTCCGCAGTCAGGGCAGAATCTAGATCTTCTAGGGGACCACATATCGCAGCAGCTTGAAACAAATCCAGAACAAACTGTAAATCCAGATAGATAATGTCTCCTCCATTGACCCGGTTCAAACATATCTTCTTGAATATAGCTGAAGAAAATTTCAGGCACAATGAACAAACCACAATGAAAAACACGCATTTCGATAGCATTGTTATATTCAACTTTGTGATAAACTACAATACCTTCATTGTCAAGGAATGTAGCAGGAATTTCATTATAGATTTTATAAAATTCGATTCTTCTTGTATCTTCTAAATCTTCTCCTAAGTATTCGACAATAGCTTTCTGAATATCTTCATTACTCTTAAGTTCAGCAAACATTTCCTCTCTCCTCCATTTTCTTTTTTACGTCAGAAACCTTCTTGTAATATTCTTTCTCTGCAACAGAAAAATACTTAGTTTTGATGTAGTTAATTCTGCTAAGAGAGTTGTCATCAGTTTCTTCAGTATGAAACCAAACATCTACTAAATAATAACCAAACATGTAGTAACAAACTACAATTTCGTTCATTAACCCTTTGAAACTAAAAGCAGACTGATAAACAATTTTCATTCTGATTTCATCGTCATCAAATGCGCAAAACCAAGCCTTAATATCACTATAGTTGATTGGCTCTTCTGACTGCTCTTCGTAGAATGTATCATCGCATCGATTGTATCTTGCGATGACATCCTCGGTCTTTGTGCAAACACCATGCCCATAAAAAGGTGTGTAATCCAAAGACAATCTGAATCTATTTTGATATCTGTCATCGTTTACTGGAACTCCATGCTCATTGATATTTATCCAAGACATTTTATGGCCTCCTAGATTTGATTATTTTTGATTTGTATTACAATGATAATAACGATTCTTAAATAAACATAAAAATGACGAGTCTAGAAGACTCGTCATCATTTTTAGTTACTTAACCCGAATCCTTACTGAATCTCCATCGTTGTCAGCAGAATATACTCTAAGATCAGAAAAGAACCAAGGAACTTCGCTAACCTTTCCAGTAAATCCTCCATACGGAATATCGTATTTGGTAACAGAATCCTTATCCATCTGAACACGAACATTGTCTTTGAATGACATCTTCTTCAAAATATCTTTTACATATTTACCAGATAAAGAATTTTCTGTTGAACATCTGATTACTCTTTTCAAAGCTTATTCTCCTTTCTATCAATAAGTAGTAAAATGATCCAAACAGGAGATGTTACTAATAAAATAGGTATTCCTACTAGAATCATTATCAAAAAGATAACAAATAATACTATGTATCCAATTAAGGTGATTATTAAAGACAGTATTCCTAACAATACTTCAATGATGTAATCAATCATCGTCATTCTCCATGTCAAGAATAAATTCCTCAGCTTCATCCGAAGTTGCAAAATATGGAGAGACTCGCTGTCCTCCACCTCTAACAACCCAACCGCTACCTGAATTAGTTATCTTATATCCGTGAAACTCATATCCAGATGTCTCACCGTCATCTTTAGAACATAAAACAGGATAGAATGTTTTCTTCATAGCTACACCTCATATTTTATTCTATTTCAATAACGATTTTCAAAATAATTGAAGGTTATAAAATAAAAATAACGGCTGGCGAACCAGCCGTTAAATTTGATAAAGAATCACTTCAGGTCAGAAGGTTTCAGGTAAATTGCTTTTGAGATAACGAGGGTGGTTTTTACCTTAACTACTTCTCCACCTGTTTGATTTTGGGCGCCATTGCTTAAACCTTTGATCCAAGTACCTGGGCAGCGGATCACATCTCTAACATTGCCCTGGCCATCGTACTTGATGAAATAGACCTGACGCATGTACTCAGACGGTAGTCCCATTTTTTCGGTATCAGGATCATAAACTTTCCGACGCCATTCACGAAGCGCCTCAAGAACATTCGGGCTGCAGTAGCAGTTAAGAGTCCATTCAACATCGGAATAATCAACCTTACTCGGGAATTTGATTAGACCATTGCCATAATGGACAACAATTGAATCTTGCTCTTCTACTACTTCGCCTACTTCATCTGTTGAAAGTGTTAGAAGGTCTGAGAATTCTGTAGGTGCACTTCCATCCATGTTGTATATGCGAATTTCGAAATTATTCACTGTCAAAGGAATAAAGTTATCCACACCTAACATATGGTTTGTACCCAGCTTGAGTGGTGTAAACATATACACATCCTCCTTATATCGATTTTATTTGCTTTCGCAATTTAATACAAGATTTATAATGTAACTATGTTCTAATTGATACCTTATATTTTTCTACAAGGAGGTAGTTTTCGTATGAATACATCAAATGATAAACGAATACAAACAAACTTAGGTAGATATGGAGTAGACAATGTTTCAAAGCTAGATTGGGTTCAAGCAAAAAGATTGACTTCTTATGAAAAGAAAAGAAATTTCTTGGGATATTACTACAAGAAACCAGAAGCGCATACTATTATCAATGGTGAAGATTTGAAGCTATACAGATTAAATAAAGATATTTCAGATAATTGGATGAATGATTACTATCCATTGAAATCTGCAAAAGGTACTGCATTAGCCATTGGATTAGTTAAAGATAATATAATATACTGTATGATGACATTCAGAAGGTCTCGTGATAAAAAATACAATGCTGAGTTATCAAGGATGTATATGCTTCCGGGATATCATGTTAAGAATGGATTTTCTATATTATCTAAGTTTGCATCTGATTACGGACTATATAATATTGTTTCCTATGTTAATTTTTGTTTTGATAATTTTGAGGACTATGAAGAAATTGGAATGAAATCTAACAGAGATATTCAAAGAAAGAAATGGTGGTGGAACGGAGTAGATTTCATATCAGATAATTCCAGAAGACAAAGTAATTGGACAGAATCAGAAATGATAAATTTAGGATATTCTTCATATCATGACCTGGGTACGGCTGTATATGAATTCAAATAATAAATAGAAAAGAGCAGACAATTGATGTCTGCTCTTTAACAATACTTGATACTATTGAATTTTGCGAATAGCAAGCGTCAGAAATATTCTGACGCTTTATTTATTCCAAGGTTTGAAATTTTGAATCTTCTCAAGCAGACCTTCAGGATGACCGTCAAAACAAATTGCTCTGTCATCAATATAACATATTGCGGGAGGCTTCTTTGCAGTAATTAGATCTACATACTTGAGAACATCATTATTTAGTAGATAATCGTTTACGCAGTCCATCCCTTTTCTTGAATTGCATCTAGTTGATACGACAACTACTTTGTATCCAGAATTATGAATTCGTTTTAGCTCCTCCGCCATTCCTGGAACAATAGGATCATTTGCTACACCCTCACCCTGCCAACCTGATGTATATGAATGAATTACTCCATCGAAATCAAATACTACTGTTCCTTTTTTATCAAATAATCCCATTATTCAATCTCCTTCAGAAAGTAATCAAGCTGATTCCAAATCTCCCTGATCCCGTAAATGACTCCTTTATTGTCTCTAAAGTCAACATCATAAACATTCTTGCTATGAACAAGCAAATCATATACAGTAAAATTGTCTTTCATTTATGTAACACCTTCTAACAAAATTAAAAATCAGTGTAGATACCTCAATTGATATCTACACTGATTATAACGATTTTTATTTATTCTGCTTTGTACTCCCATCTAACGGTTCCAGAATCAAATACTTGTGCGTATCCGTGCTCTTCCATTATTTCTTTCTCTGTCTTTTTATCAATGTCAATTGAATTATCTCTAAGTAGTTTTCTTAAATTCTTTTTCTGACAAGATACTCTGTTGTAATAGCTATCGTCTTGAACGTTTACCCAAACATATCCAGGATAAGAAGATTTTACATGCTCAAACCCCAATTTAGAATAAAGATTTCCCTTTGTATGAGCTCTGTCTGAAAATGAAACAATATTGCATTTTTCATTAGTATCAATAAAATATTTGAATAGCTTACTAGCACCTCCTACAACAGATGTATTCAGCTTAGAACAAAATCTAGATAATTCAACAAAGTTGTCTTCACCTGTGTAACCTATTGTATTTCTTATTTTGTTGAATGTCATAACAGATACTAATTCATCTGTATCTTTCTTTCTGAGACCTAGTCTAATGCTTGCAGAAAGCGATCCCTGTCTATGATTAACATCAAGAAATTGACAGCAATCTTCATTTGACAAGTTACAAACATATGTATTTCTTGCAAATATCTTATTCTTAGACATTCCTAGTATATTTCTCAACATTGAAAGAATAATTTCTCTCTTATTTTCCCATTCATAGCCGAATATATGAAACAAAAACACTCCTTGCTTTTCGCACATATCTGTTTTCATCTTATGATAAGAAGGCATTTTTCGAGGTTGTCCCCAAGGATCACTAAAAGAAGAATTATGCGTAGCAGTAGGATTACACTCAATTCCTACTTTGAAATCAGGGAGATAGAAATCCAATTCGTATGGAGTTATAACTTTTCTGTAATTACGAATGAATTTTATGTCTTCGTTAGATAAAAATTTAGATATTTCATCCTCCATTCTACTTTTTGTAAACTTTACATATGGATGAAGGTTTTGTATACAAACATAATTAGATACATTACTCGGAGTTACTCCTATCCTATTTGCTATACATGTCTCTGTTCTTTCTGTTTCAGGTAAAGAAAAAATATAGCTAACTGGATCTTCTCTGAACAGCAAAAGCTCATTTATTTTTGATTTATCAGTCATTTTTGACTGACTTGGCCATGTAATTCCTTTTGCATCAAACAGTCTTTCAGAAAACTTTCGCTTTATACTGTCATTTTGCATAGGATTTTCAACATTATATCTTTCCAAAAATGTTTGTTTGGACTTTGTCTTAAAATCATCAGAAGATGGATATGCAGCGCAACCATATTTATGTAGATTAGTTTGACGAATTCTTTTCTGCACAGCTTCAGATTCCATTGCGTTTTCAGTTCCATATCTTTCAAGATTTGTTTGTTTCCGTTTTGCTTGTATGCTATTTCTGAATGATTCGTCTTCCATGTGTTTAGAATATGTATTTTTTGCTCTATTCGAAATATCTTTTGACTGAAGCGGATATTCTACTCTATATCTAGATTCTATAGTAGCTTGCATCTTAGCTCTAACATATTTGTTTGACGCAGAATATTCTGAACCATACCTCTCAAGGTTAGTTATCTTTATTCGTTCCCTTATTTCATCTGAGCAAAAAGGATTTTCAAATCCGTATCTTTCAACATTGGATGCAGATATCTTATCTTGTACTTCAGGGTCAAGCAAACTTGTTTTTACTCCGTATTTAGAATAGAATATTTTTTCTACTTTTTGTTTACCTTCATCTGATTGCATGTAGTAATCATGCCCATATTTTTCTCTAGAAGTTGCTTTAGCAGACTCAATTATTTCTTCGCCTCTTTCAATCCATGTCTTCCTAAGACTCTCTTTTATTTTAGATTTTGTATTATCAAGCTTAGACGGGTTATCAACCCCATATCTAGATATATTAGTTTCACACCGTTTCTTTTTTGCTTCAGCAGAATTTGACGGCCACTCATTGTATTTTTCATGTATAGTACTAGTAGCTTTCTTTCTGGAACATTCAGTTGAGCAGCAGGAATTCAGGTGCTGAAGGTCGTTTCCTATAGTTAATTTACCACATACAGGGCAAGGATGATAATGATCTTCATAGCATATTTTTCTTCTTGATGATTTAGACTCAAAAGTCTTTCCGCATATTTTGCAGATTAGTGTTGTCATGTATTTCACCTCAAAATAAAATACACGAAGAATACAAATTTGTACTCTCCGTGTATTTTAACGATTCTATTTCAACTTAATCAGCTTTGTACTCATCGAGATCAACAGAACTAGGAAGAGCAATAAGATCGATGTTTATGTCGTTTATAACTCCGTTGACATTTAAGTAGATTTTTCCGATAACTGAGTTAAGGTTGACGCGATCTAACCCGTTGATATCAGCAGACATCTTGATGTAATAGTCCTCGATAGCTCCTTGATACTTCATTGTATCGAGTAACGGAGTCATACCAGCGTAGAAGCTGCTATACGCATCCTCGTTGTTGTACTGGAAGGTGATGTTAATTCCACATCTGTATGCTTGATCCTCGACAGCATTGACCAGCTTTCTAGTAGAAAGATTAGCAAGAGCTTGATATGTTGCTACAGGTACCTCAAATAGAGTGCTGTTGCCCCAAAGGCTCATTCCCATATCAGGAATGTCTGTGATAACATTTACTCCTACACCTTCTGTTCCCTGCCAATCGTCAAGCAGATGCTTATTTACACTGTAGGCAAGCTTTCCGATCTTTAGGTTGTGTCTACGGGTAGTAGGCAGAGCCCACTCATACTGACTTGACTGATTCAGAATCATTGCTCTTTCAATCATAAGTGCCATGAAGGAAGGAGAGGCTTCATTCTGCTTAGAAGTTCCTACATAGATGTAATTGCCCCAAGGAGCAAATAAAGCTGAATGAGATGTATACAGGCTTGCGTTTAGATCAAAGCTTGTGTTATCAGGCTGGAATCTTGCAAGCATCTGAGCGTACCCTTCCTCACCATCCGTCTCATTCCATACTCTAGAACGAGGAAGACTCTTAGGAATGTCAATGTAAGCAGTACCGCAACGGCTATTATACGCTACATCCATCATTCTAATGTGCAAGGGAGAGATGACAAACTTTGTATTGACATCATTGTATGAATAATTATCCATTACAGACGAGAAATCTTGATCGTCCCAACCCGGCATTACAATTCTATTGTAATTATAAGACAGCTTATCTTTCAGCTTCTCCATTGCAGAGTATGCAGCGTTGTAAACCCATTCTTTATAACGAATGATAGCTGCTTTGTTTTCATCAGATGTAGTTAACTCAGATAGTCGGGCTACATAAGCTACTCCGTCGGCAGACCCAAGAGCTGTCTTATAACGAAGAGTAGCGAGATCTGATGCTTCTTTCAGCATAGCAGTGCTTTCACCGTTTGCAGATGCGTCGTGTCCTCCAGCAAGATCTACGTTCGCTGTACCGGATAATGAAAGCGAATCTGTAAGGGCATCATAGCCAGAAAATTGTACGAAATTAGACTCAATCTCGGAAATATGGTAAAGTGAATCATTTGAATTTGCTACTTCGAAAACAAAGTTCAAATTCTCTACAGCTGTCTTTACTCCTGACGCATCCAGGACATAAACAATCATGTTCCAGTAATCAACTTGCTTGGTCTTTCCGTCAACCAAGAAAACTGAACGAGCTTTCTTAAACGCACAACGAAGATTGTTTCCAAAAGTTCCAAGGTACTTTGCTTTGATGATAAGATTTTTGTTATCGTCAATCTTAAGTGTACCTTCAGAAGGAGTACCAGGGCAAACTCTGCATGCAAGAACATCGTAGCCTGCAGTAAGAAGAGTCATGGCCATCTGATAAGAGAAATCTTTTGCTGAACGATAATTAGAAGCAGGGCCTCTATAAGTAGATACGAAACTCTCTAGGCCTTCTTGAGTAGCAGCGAAATGCTCCCAACGAAGATTCTCTAGAATATCATCCTCTGTAAGACCTTGTTTTTCTTTGTCAAAGTATCCAGGACCCCAGCAGGAAGTAATAGGCATTGCAACTGTGCAATAAGCGTTAGTACCGATATTGTAGCTGTAGCTTTGGCTTATCTCATTGATTTTAATCTGAGCCATCAGTAATTCCTCCTTGCTCATTATTTACTCTAATAGCAGGTGTAGATTGTGCTTTCTTTTCCTGCTTAACATGATCAATTCGTCTGACAGGCTCAGATGGCTTATCGCAACGAACCATGCACAATGTATTTATAAAATCAGGCACAGGATGAATTTCACCTGGACCAAATTCTACACCATGAAACGTGAGCTTTCTAGATGATGTATTTCTATAATATATCACTATTTCCTCACCTCTTTCTAAAAGTATACAAGGTTCAGTATTTAGGATTTTCTATCTCTGTGACGAATTCTGTCCGTCTTATCCTTACAGGAGTGTAACTTACTATTACCATTCCCTCTGTTCTAACAGGAATTATTGATTCATATAGTGTTCCAGATTCTGCATATTGTGAATAACCAGATGTTCTTTCTATTTCACCATCTATACATATTCCAAACCTGATTTTTCTTTTTACCTCATAAGGTAAAGTTATAGTAAGAAAATACATATTAGTATACTTAAATATGATTTCTCTTATCATCTCATCCATATCAGCTTGATTTGTAGTAAGAACATGAATATCGTATGACTGCTTTATAGGAATTACTTTTTCGTTGTAGAATTCATTCTCTTTATCATCTACAGCTACAGGAATACCTTTATGAATAAGCGTGAAGTTTGTTCTATCAGTGTCGATAGAATAGTTGTCAGGCCTGTTCAATCCTACTATAGGAAATGTAAGCTGGTCGTCTTTTACTTGAGCACCAATGCTCATGAAACTGTCAACATCTACTACTTTAACATAAGGATTGGGCATATTTTCAGGATTGAATGATTTTCTTAAATCATCTGCTATTGACTTGTCATAAAGATAAATCAAATTTTTCACCTCTCTCCTGATTGCTCTGAAATGTACTGTCCTCTATAATCGGTAGGCGACTTAATGAAATGATTTGACTTGTTGAAGGTTCGCTCAATTTCTTTGTCGGTTCTACCTACTATCTGTTTTTCGTAAACAGGTACTACTTGACAAACCAGATGATCAGCAGCTTGCAAATCATATGATATCTCAGTTACTCTGAATACTCTTTCATCTACATCCGCGTATTGACCTGATATTCTAAATACGCTATCTTTCTGAAGATTAGGTAGATTGAAACTGCAGTGAATCAAAAATGGAAGCTCTTTATCATTTTCAACAACCCACCCCATTCGTTTGAATGTCTTAACTTTAGGTGAGCCTTCAAAAAATACATGAGTATCTATCATATCGGAATAACTGTCAACAACGGGTTCACCATGAGTGTTTGTTGAAGCTAGATTAGGAAACTGATACCTACAAGGTACACCTTGCATCTGCAATGCTTCGTCATAACGCTTTCGCATTATGATTATGTCTCTGCCTATAAGGTTGGTGCTCATTAGCAACACCTCGAACAACTTTTCAATATATCGTCAATATTTGATATGTTGTTGTATAACCATGACCAATCGAAATTTCTTTGTTCGCTAACTTTAGAAAGATTAGTTACAGAACCGCTTGCAAGTCTTTCTTTGAATTCTTTCATAGAGCAAGAATAGTTTGCGTTCAACCAGTATGGGTTATATGAAGACATAAATGCAACTACGTAATTATCAGAATGCTTTCTTCCGTTTGCATCGTATTCATACACACTCATTATTCTTATCTTATCAAAATTCAATCCAGCAACAGACATTAGATAAGATATCTGCGAACCAGGAAGATTTGATTCAGGCTTGTATTCAATCAAGAATCCGTATTTTGCAAACTCTTTTAGAATAACATCATTACCAATATCTTTATCAATGTTTTCAGAAAATTCAGAAATTAGGCTTCCGTGTGTTTTAACAACTGTTGAAAAAAGAGTACCAAACTGTCTATGACATATTGCAATTCTTACTCCTGTTAGAATATCATTGTTTATCAAATCAGTAACAGATATCCATAAATCTCTGCTGTTATTTGATAAACATTTATTAGCTTGATGCCAATCGGATATTCTGTATCTTAACGGTGCTGACATATTATCACCTCTCTAAACTGTAACTTCTTGCTTATTTCGTTTTTCTCTTTCAACATGACATATTAGTTGCTGCTGAAAAGGCTTTAGATCTTCAACACAAGCTGACGGATATTCTGAAAAATATCTAGCAATTTGATCAATTCCAAGTCTGTAGTAAAGTATCTTCATATCTTGATCAGAAACTTCAGGATGTCTCTCCCTAAATATGAAATACCTCGTAACTACACTACTGCAAGACTTAAAAACTCTTGCATCTTCCTTGCTGAGATCTGCCTTTTCAATTATTCTGAAATTATTAGAGTTATAGTTCTTTAGATCGCTAAAGAATAGAGAAATTAGTTCTGAATTAGAAGCCACTGTCTCCACCCTCGCTTTCTGTTACATCAATATCCCATGTCATTGTTTCAGAGCCTAACTGAGGGAATGTCTCCTTTAGTGCTTCTTGGACAGCTTTCATGTAAGGCTCTTTTTCTGTTACTCCAAGATTTTTGAGCAGGTCTATCAAGCTTTGCGCTTGACTTACAGAAGCATCACGCTTTTCAGAAACAACTGTTGACATATTTGTAACAATCGGCTGCATCTGAAGCTTGAATTGATCTACAAATCCATTCATGTTTCTTGCTTCAAAATACTTGTTTATTGCATCTGTCCATCCTGAAATATAAGCTGTTTCCAGTCTTTGCAAAGAGTTAGCATACAATGCTGATCTTTGAGAAAGAACAGAACCAGCACCGCCTAGACCTTCATTTGATGAGAAGTTCATTGCTTCTTTAGGAACACCTAAAACTGAAAGCTTTTTATCTTGATAATGATCAAGCAGTTTTGAATCAGACTCTGTTGCATCTGACATATTCAAATCTGTTATTGAAATTGGGTCTTGACCATTTATCCTAGGAAGATAAATTAAATTGTTAGGAGACTGTGGGTTCACAAAGCTTTGAGCGTCTCCGTTTAGAGTATTTATAGAGAGCTGCTGCTCAATAGCATCTTTTATCATCTGAAGAGTATCCCTTTGTTCATCCTCTTCAGCATTTCCGCACTCAACATTTATGAATCTTACAACTCTTGACAAAGAAGAAAGAAGTAATGCATCTTCTAGAAGGCTTAATGTCTGTGTCGGTTGAACAGCTTGTTCCATAAGTGGCTTTGCAAACTTGATGTCATAAGTGTCTACATCATTGTTCTTACCTTGGGCATCAATTGTATAATCTCCAAGCAATCCACCAAGAGAAAAATGTATAACAGATGATGAAGGATATCTTACATAAGTAGTTGTTTGTTCATCCGGCTGAAGAATATATCCTTCATCTCTACCTTCCTTGAATAAATGGACAATGTCCTCAGGAGGAATCTTATATGAAGGGACAATATCAAACTCTGCATTTGGAATTGTATTGTTATCAAGAGCTATGTTTGCCCTATTGTAATTCCCTATAGGCTCTTTGTATAGATCGGTTGTAGGGATATATAGGTTGCCAATAGTAGCAAGCTCTAAAATATGATCTCTAGCGTAGCTATTTATTTCCCATCTTTTGAAAAGAGCATTTATTACCTCTGCTACTTCTTTCTTATTCTTATCAACAGGCACAGCCCAAATTATCTGCCCGTCACTGTTTGTTACAGTAGCATCTGTAGCATAGTAGGAAAGAGCAGTAGCTACTTGAGAATCTCTTGCAAGGGCTCTCATAGCATCAATCTGAGTTTTTATGTCTGAAAAAGAAGAATTTCCTCGAATATCAGAAATCCTGTATAACGAACCTGCAACCATGTTCCGTAGATACGAAAGTTGTTTCTTAGGCTTAGGTAATAATTTATCTATCCATCTGTTAGGCATCTATTTCACCTCCATCAAACTTATTGAAGGTTCTGCTGTATGTCAGAATCAATATCATAAGTATCAAAAAATGTTGATTCGTCCATAACAGGAATACGCATATTTTGAGCAGCTTTTACGTTTCTTGCGTTTATGTTCTCTAAGATATCACCAATGACAACGCAATCAATGTCAGATCCAAATTTATCGGTAACCTCTGCACCGTAACTTTGAAGAATACTTATCATAGAATTCATATCGCCATGCTTGAACTTACCTGTTAGATAAATCTTTTTATCACGGAAAATAGGAGGTCCGTCAAACAGCTTATCTTTGTACGAAGGGTTGTACCTAGGATTATCAAGAATGTTGATAATATCTGCTACATTTTCGACCTTACTTAACCAGTCAAGCATATCATCGAACTTCGGATCTGTAATTTCAAAATCTACTTTTGCTCTAGAAGGATTTGAGATGTAGTACTTCAAGCTATCTACATTGTTATTGCATCTGTTAACAAATGACGAAATAGTGTCATCGCTTCTAGCAGCCGAAAGAGGGATAATCGCCCTAAGAACTGAATACAACGATGCATTCAAAGTGTAATCCAGATATTCGTCACAATTAAGAATATCTCCAACTGAAAGTATCTCATTGTTTTTTACCTTGTTGATGTAATCTTTGAAAGCTATTTCATGCATTCCAAATGCTCTTAGAATGTTGTTAGCAGTAAAATATTTCAATGAAAGGCAGTTATCATCATCACAATGTGTGTACTTCTTAGGAACATATGTTTTACCGCATAAAGGACAAGTTATCTCTTCATTGAACTTTGACTTTGTGTTATCATTCCAGGAATAGATAATATGATTATTATCATCCATGTAGAAAATACTTCCTGCTCTAACCTGATTTGATGTTACATCGTAGTAATCTACTTCAACCTTCTCTTCTGACTCTGTATAAATTACAGCTTGCAATGACCCATTTTCAAGTAGATTCTTGGAAACCCGTTTACAAGTATGCTGAATCATTAAAGTATTTCTTACTATAGTTTCTGAACCTCTCCAAATGAAATAGTACATCATAAGAGGATATTCAAATTGATATTTTCCGTTCCACATCATATTGAATGTCTTGTCGTTGATTGTAGCAGGAACAAGTTGTCCCATTATAACTTTGAACCCATTCATCTTGAGCCATTGCCTTACAGGACCCGCCCCATGGAACATTGTTGCATTACTTTCTACATCAACTGCAAAGAATCTGTATGTTCTAGGATTATGCAAAAAGTCAGTTATCATCTTATCTACAACTTCATTGAAAACAAATCCATCGCACGAAATATGAGTTCCGGAATAAAGAACACCTTTTACCCATGTCATACCAATCTTGATAGGAACCTTAGAGGGAACGTCTGTTTCAGATTTTACAATCTCAAAAAAAGGGCTCGCTAAGATAGTTTTATTATTATCATAATTAAGATAAACCTTTGAAAGCCATCCATCGTTGTATTCAAGAGTAACAGGAACTCCAACAGGAACAGGAACAAGGTAGTCCCCTGCACGTAGAAAGTTTCTTACGAACATATTTTATCGACTCCTTAATTTTTAATATATCATCTGCAATGCAGTTGATTATCTTCTTGTGGGAAAATTAAAACCAGGCATATTATTTCTACTGTATTGTCTCTGTCCTGAATTTACAGAAGCAATTACAGAAGCAACTGATTTAGGTTTAGGCTGCGGTAGAACTTGATCTTCAACAAGATCCCAAATAGATCCACACAATCCATCGGCCACATCCTTAGATAGACCTGCAGGGTGGTCAATTCGGTTGTTCATTCTCTGAAGATTAACTAACTCATCCTCTTGAAGTTGATTCTTGACTAACTCTATCCTTTGATCATATATTATGTTCTTTAATCCTATGTATGGTTCTTCAGATCTATCAACAGATATCTTCTTAGTATTGAATCCTTGCTGAGAAAGAGTTTCTCTAACATAACTTGATTGAAATTGGTCAGTTGAAATTACACCTATATTGAATCCAGAACGCCTTAACCAAACTAAGAAATTTATTACTTTTTGGAAAGACATTCTGTCTCCTCTAGGAGCTTCTATTCCTACAGCAAATACTTCTCTGAAAAATGGAAGAGAAATCTTTCTTCCGTTTATATCTTCTACTATCTTTGATCCGTCTACACAGCTCCCTACAATTCCTTGTCTATCGCTTACTTCTGCTAAGTCAAGATGTATGGCCATGTAGCAGCTTTTTAAGTTATTCGGAACAACTTCTATATGGAAATATTGCTCTATTGTAGCATTATCTTTAGAACCAATCTGAATAGTATCTGTAAAGAATGGATTTTTCCTATCTTGAGACACTACAGGAGTTATTGCCTCCTGAGTTATGAATCCCATTGATCCTACAACAGATATGCCTGCTATGTCTCTTAAAGATATATCATAATCTGCAAGAAAATTCTTTCTTAATTCTGCAGGAGCTTCGATTACTTGATAACCTTGTGCACGATATTCTTGAAGATGAGCTTCGTCTTCATTCTCCTTTGGGACTACAAAACCTCTTTTGTATCTGTCGCCAACTGTGAAATAAAATCTCTCATCTGAAAACATTGATTTTGGAAGTATTTTCCATTGAGGCTCATCAACTAAATAAAGATGTGTGTTTCCTGAATTAAGCTGATTTTCTATATGACCAGATAAAAAGTCTGAATCAGTGTTCTTTGATGAACCGGTTACAAGTTTTCCATATACTTCTCCACCAATTCTAAACGTACCAGAAATACGAGCATTGATTGTATCGTAAAGTGCTTTCATCGAAGATTTAGCTTTGTTTATATCTTTTACACCGGACTTAGCGAAGTTACACTCGTCGATGAATGCGAAAAATACCTGTCGCCCAAGCGCTTGCGCCGAGTCAGATACACCAATTATCTCTATTTTATCTCCCTCTGGGACATAATAGAAATTTCTATCGCTCTTAGAAAATTTGCCATGTTCTTGAAAATAAGGGCTTGACCTTAATGTATCATTAAATTCTCTGTAAGCTACACCAAGCGCTAATTCTTTTGTAAGATTAGCGAATACAAATGAAAATTTTGATATCTCTTTCTTCTGAAAATACTCATGAGGGTTTCTATAACACATCAATCTATATAGCATATAACATCCGATTATTATAGCTGTTGATGTTTTACCTATACGAGTTGCTCCACTTAGTATTATTTCGTTGTATCTATTTCCAGAATTGAATATTTCACGTAATGTCTTACGCCAGAATGGATAAACCGCCTTTCCTTGTCTATTTGCAGATCCTAAGTAATATGGATCGCATATGAATGTGTCAATACTTACTGGAACCTCTTTGAAATCCGCAAGCCATATATTTTCGTAAGTTGGAGATGAACCAGTTGTTGATAGTTCAATTAGAATTTGTTTAAGATATTTCTTTTCTTCTTTTGAAACGGATGAATAAATTGATTTTATTCTTTCAGGAAGGTTGTCAAGACTCTGCATCTTCGTCAATTTCATCACCTGCCTCTAATTCAACTAATATAGCTTGAGCGCTAGTTCTAAGTTTTTCTCTTGATTCTTGTGGAATGAGATAAGCTGTAGAATCAGCTTGCTTGCTGTTTTCAACTATTTCAGGTAATGAAAATGAATTTATGTTCATGTATGGCGCAAGTAATTTCTGCGACTGCAGCATATTGTCTTGCAGCTGTGATTGAATTCTAAGTAACATAGCCCATGTAGATGGATTTGCTTCAGCCATGTTATCTATTGATTGTTCAATTGATGAATACAATTTGTCTTCTAGTTTATCCATCAAATCTAGATATTTTATAACTCTGCTTATTTGATGATATATTCTCATCACAGTTATCTGCTGAAGTGCTTGCTTAGCAGTATTCCCTGTAGAATCCATTGTACATGACAGTAGGGAGGTGCGCATACGAGCAACGCCCTCCCTTTGAAAATTTGACAGCGGATCTTGAATTTTAATATCATTCAGATCCTCAACGGTTTTGAGGTCCTTCATATTCTACCTCCTTTTACTGAAGGTCAAAAAGAATTACACTTAAGTTAGCTATTGATTCTCTTGCAATATCATCTTGTTTAGCAATAGGTGATAAGCAAGAGATAGCTTCTCTTATTTTAAGAATAGCGTCTTCTTTACAATTAGAATTTTTGCAAAGAACTGTATCTTTGTTATCAATAGTTTCAGCTTGATTCGTGTTCTTATTTATCCTCATTGTCCTTCACCTCTCTGACGCTATTTAGTTTTGAGTAAACTCCATCAATTTTATCTTCATCGTCTAAAAATTTCTGAAATTTTTCAAGTGATTTAAGAAGATCTTCATCCTCTTCTTTATCTGCTTGAAACCGTATTTCAGATGAAAGTCTTGTGAAAAATTTTTTTACTTCATCAATATCAGGAAATGCTTTGTAACAAGCTACTTCAAGATCTGCAAGTGCCTCAACAATTCTGAACGGCCAAAGATATTCTCTTATCTGTTTATACATATCAACATATAATCTTTGAAGATCATTTGTTGTAATCATCTCTCAATCACCATCTTACTTACATAATCTTGTATCAATCTATCAAGACTCAATATATCAAGTTGATTATAGTTAACAAGATAATTCATTTCTTGATCTATTGCTCTATCCTGCATTTCATACAAATAGTCATTGTAGAAAGCTTTGAAACTTTTAGCAGGAAGCGATGATATTCTTTGTTTAACAGTTTCAAGCAAAGTACTTATCACCAATCTTTTTAACTTCTTCTACATATATAGAAGGTATATCGCATTCTTGTTTTGAATGCTTTATATTAACATCATAGAACCACTGTAGTGAATTCATGCTGAAATTCAATTCATCGAGTGTAGGAATTCTTATTTTCTCTCCACCTGCGTACTTACATAATAGCAGTAATTTTTCATGACCGATTATACTGAACAATTCAGGAAGCCAGGCGAATTCAGGCTCGTTTTTTAGCGGAGGAAGCAATGTAAGAAGATAATGAAAATCTAATTCTTCGGTTAGAGGAAGCTTTCGCTTAGCCATCTTTATCAACCTTCACAAAAACAACAGCATTATCAGATCTAGCTATTCTATTGAATTCAAGATTCTTGAATTTAGAAGATTCAACTGTGTATATTATATCTGAAAGCATTGGATTCAGATTTACATCATCGTTGTAGTAAACCCATACCTCGTTATTTCTCTCAGAAATTCTAGAAACTCCATATGTTAAAGACGATGATTCATTCAGTATTGACTTCAATTGATTGATGTCTAATTCATCTTCAACTACTGCTGTTATAGCTTCTGAGGATTCCACATTTTCATCTGAAGTATCTTCATCAACGGATTCATCCGAAGTATCTAAACTATCTGAATCATCAAAGTTCTCATCTTTGTTACCGTTGTTATCAGTTTCGTCTGGAATGAATATATCATCTTCTGAAGGTTCACTGCCATGAGAAAGTGAAGTAGAATATGAACCACCCGAAGGAGAAGATGATGGCCCCTTCAGTATCTTTCGTTCACTTTTATTTTCAGAAGGATTCACCTTTTCTACAGTATCCTCAGAATCATCAGTCAGATCCTGTATCTGCTGAACAAGTTCAACATTTATAGGATTAGCTATGTTTGCTTTTATGTGATTTTTTCTTGAGCTAGATCTAAACATCTTACATCCATATATGTATTTCAAAAGGATCTCCTCCTTAAAAATCATATCCGTCTCTTTGATAATCATTGAAGTAACTTCTAAGCTCATCAACTAATTCTCTTAAGTTATCTCCGTAACATGTAACCCATGACCCGCGTGAACCTTTGTATGGATCATCAGGCAAAGCATATAGCCCCATCTCATATCTATATGAATAATTTGAGCTGCCGTTGTCTGTTGCGGTTACAATGTATGGTTGATATTCTTTAAGAATTTTAGATAGCAGCTGTATATCTCCTCTAAACTCTTTATTCATTGTCTTAGAAGTTTGAACTTCCTTTACCTTATCTTCTACCGTTTTTCGGTTAGTGTAGTTCCATTCTCTTATCTGATAAAGAAGTCTTTCAACATTCTTCTGAAAATTTGCTTCGTCTGACATATGAGGATTCATCTTTATATAAAATATCTTGCCTACTCTATCCCTGTATCTATTTGAGTAAGGCTTGACCTCTTCGGGAAAACTTTCCTTATGAATCTGATTAACTACAGTAAAAGACCGGGTGTAATCATCTGTACCAGATCTAAGTCCTCCGCACTGCAGATGAAAATAAGAACATTTGCTATTCAGCTTGTCGATGTATTTATCTACTTCGTCTAGTATCTTTGCTGCAATTTCATTTACATTTGCACCATCAGAAATAGCTTGACTTTCATCGTCAATAACCATGAAATATGAAACAATTCTGTTCGAACTGTCCCATGAATCATAATAGTTGCCGTCTATGCAAGCAACCATATGACTTTGAGAGCCTTCAACCTTACCACATAAGATTAAGTATGTCCCAGTGTCAAGTTCTTCAGAAAATTCTTCGACCGTCATGCTCTTATTGAAAACTTCAACAGGTTTTCTCCAGGATATATCATATCCAACTTGTTCACGAATATACCTTGTGAATCCTCTAAAATAATTCCATCCAGGAAGATTCATTTCGTGACCTACTTTTTTGAGGCCACGTTTTACTTCGTCATAGTCCATACCTAGAGCTAATGATATTGACCTAGCTACGCAGTCACCTGTATTTTTATTACTAGTATTTGCATTATACTTGTATAGTTTAGCCAATATCTTCATGTATTCACCTGCTCATATAAACATATGGTTTATCTGGATTGTTATCTTGAATAATGTATCCGAAATACATGTAACGAGTTGTACGAATAACTGAGTCATAGTACTTGACTCTATAATCATGCTGACCTGGAGTTAGGCATAGACCCTCTTTCATTATCTGTTTCCAACAGCTGCATGTAGGCTTCAGATAAACAGATAAATCTACTTCGTATTCAGGATTTGATATGTGCGTTATTTCATATATTGACTTTATTCCATGCGGAAAGCAAACTTCAAGAATGTCATTCACTTCTCCTAAATTGAATACACGACGATTAGATATCAACTCAGGATAAGATGCTGCCTTCAAACAGAATACATTTTCATCTCTCATTGTATCACATCCAGGAAATTACATAACAGTAAGGTTCAGGATAGTTTTCGGATGCAGTTGTAATTGTATATCCCTTTGCTTTCAGCTTTGATTCTAAATTCTCTGACAGCTTTCTAACAATTGTAATAGACTTTTCACCTGAATTAGCTGCTGTGTTTATATCATGAGCTACTGACATTTCTTCATGAATTTCATATGCGCTATCAGCAACATTTCGTACATCACTAGCCGGTTTAAGAGTTGTTAACTCTTCTCTAGGAATTAGAGACATTGTGAATTCCTCCAATTTCATATCGATTCTAAAAGTATACAAGGTTGTGAGTGGCATTTTCACTCACAACCTTTGTGAAATCAAAAATTTGTAGTTGATGATCTATTTACGTATGACCACTGTCTATCCTTAGGCGGATTTATATTATAAGCAACAGTCGACTTATCAGAAATTTTATCTGAAGCATTGGACAAATCACATTCAGGTCTATATTTGTTAGGGCAACAAAGCTTATCTACAAATGGCATATCGACTAATTCTGGATGATGCTCATCATTCCATAGGATTCCAAGCATATTCCAAACAAAAGCATTGTTATGTGGCTCATCTTTGTCACCTCTTGCAATCTTAAGCAGATGTCTTACTCCAGAATCAACAAACGAATGAGTAGGAAGGCCCTTCTCCCAATTTCTTTCAGGATATTTTGAAAGCGCATCTTTGTAATGACGAGAAACGGTAAGAATCATTTCAGGAATAGAATCTCCATATTCAACCTTGCAAAAAGATTTTATAGCAAAAATGATGCCGTCTTTCTTACCATTATAAATGTAATCGTCAATGCCTTCAAGAGCTGTTTTGACGATATAATCATTGTCAAAAAGCATTGCAACTTGCTTTAGAGGTAGAAGATCGCATCTTCCGTTTTCTTCTCTTATTTCTCTCACAGCACCATTTGAGAAATCTGTTCTTTCTCCACTATCTTTAATATCAGACATATAAGTCAACCTCCTTTATACAATTCAAACTTGTGTCCGTACACTCTTTGATTAGATTTTATAGAAGACGAAATTCTTCCTCTAGGAATACCATACATTGTTTCTGCAGAAAGCATAGAATCAAAAATTTCACCCGTATCAACATCAATTATCCTCTTCTGCTTGAATAACTGTTGACAAGTGTGTGAACCTCTAGAAATTGCGCTGGCGTGATTCTCTCTGCTAGTTACCCAAACAAGATTATCAGCATTGTTATTAGTCCTATCACCATCTTTATGATCTACCTGAGGCTTATTTTCAGGATTATCAACAAAAGTACATGCAACCAGTCTGTGAACAAGAGCATCTTTTGTTTTTCCGTCTATACTAAGAAGTACTCCTAGGTAACCAGACGTAAATGTTTGCTTAAGAACCTTACCCCTGAATTTGTGAACAGCTTTTACATCTCTATCTGAATAATGTTTAACGTATTCAACAACTCTATCTAAGCTTCTTATTTGTCCCATATTAGATGCTTGATAAAGTCCTTCGTATCCAGGAATATCCTTCCAAATCTCTTCCATAGAATTCCTCATTGAAAACTAAAAAGCTTCTTGGACTTCAAAACATTGTTACTGTTGTACTTAAAATCTCCTTCAACCATCTCTCTAATTGCGTGCATTGTAATACAAACACGAATTGAAGAAGATTCCTGAACTTGCTCAAGAGTGAACCCAAGTTTGTTTATGTAATCATTCAATTTCTTCATATTGTATTCATCTGCAGTATCTATGAAGCTCATGTTTGATTTAGTCTTAACGCTTCGTGATTTCTTTGACACTGAAATGACTCCAAATTCAGGTACTAGAATCTTCGCATATCCGGAGATAAGTCTATGACTGATGCTATCTGCAGAGTAACAAGGATATTTACTGAGTGCGTCAATGCTTGTCATTCCATATAAGTGGGTCTTAACCATAGGATTCTCAGACTTCGCTATGTAATCTGCAACCTCCCTCAAATAGATATTCTTTTGAGCCTGCGAAGCATCATTTGCGGGACTTATTCCAACATAGTCAAGTTTATTTCCGTTTTCATCTCTCCATGAAAGCATGTTACCTAATGCGTCAAAGCTTTCACCGAAGTGAAATACTGGCATTACCTTTTCGGGTGACTTCAATTTGCTACGCATATACAGATAGTTCTCCCAGCTCTTTGCTGCAGATTCTTCGTAGTCTCTCTGGGACTTGGGTTGACCAAAATGACCAGGGATGGTATCAAGCTGTGCGCATACATCAATATCTTCGTCAATAGAGTTGATGTAATCTATGTATTCGTCTGCAGTTATTTTTGCATTTCCGGTATGAACGGAATAAGCTCCGCTATCAATAAATAGCCATCTGCAGAATCCTTCATGCTTCCATTTGATTGTCTTCTTAATTGCGCTTCTATCAAGCTGAGATACTAGAATATCAAAAGGTTTGAAGTTAGGCATACCTGCCAATATGTCATGCATCTCGTCTGTCATGCTTCCTGAGAAAACGTATCTTTCCATGTATAAACACCTTTCAAATAATATAGTTTACATATCTTTGATAACGATTATATTCAAGGTCAAGTTTACTCAACATATTTTGCTTCAAACACGAATCGAGCTAAGCAAGCATGTTGTGCAAGCCTTCTCAGTGAAATGTCTGACATACATCTTATAGCTGCGCGTCTGACTGTTTTAGAAGATGTATTTGAAATTATATATTGCAGCACCAATCCAACAGGAATTTCTGTGTTATCTTCATAGTGCTCTAATTTCCAAATTATGTTTGAAACAGTGTCAGAAAATGACATCATCTTATCTAATTGGTTAAAGTACTTTATCTGTTCATCATTCATAGATAACACGTATTCTGCATCTTTGAATGATCTTACACATTTCCAAATGTTAGTATTTGACAAGTCGTTGAATTTCTTATAGTTCCTGCTAACAGCAAAATCTTCAATATCTTTGTCAGTAGGTGGTCCACAGCTAACAACTGCACTTCTGCTTATGATTGTATCAGGAACTTTCTTTATGTTTCTGCAAGTTACTACAATATAAACATTAGGTAGTGGTTCTTCAAGAAACTTAAGGATTGTGTAAGAAGCGGAAATTACACCATCGTCAAGATTCTCAAGACAGATTACTACATCATTTTTTATCTTGCATGTTTCTTCAATTGCATCTCGTATTGTATCCACTGAACACTTAACTATTTCAAAATCAGATATGTTAAGCATAGCTGCATATTGTTTAGCAAGATATGTTTTACCACATCCTTGAGTTCCTTCAATCAATACACTATGATGTCGTGAATTAGCTAAATCCATTAGCTGCAATGTAGGTGTCTTTTGAGAAACAAAATTCATACTAATTCAACCTCACTTGGTACATGATCAAATTGAAGCAGACTAAAAAGATAAATCAATGCGTTATCAATGTCAAAATTGTTATATGACCGAGATAGCTTAAGCATGCTGTAAGTATTTACAAACATGTAATAGATATCTGGACCCGACCAATATTTAGCGTACGCTTTAGCTTCGCAATCAAAATATGGATTAGATTTAAGTTTATCTAGATCGAGCATAGTAGATAGGATTGAGTAGAAAATTTTATCCTTGTCATCATTGTATCTTTCAAGTACTGAAATAAGATACTTAAAATTCTTAGACGCTACTCCTGTCTTTATCATTGAATCATTTGAAATTGACTCTTTTCCAAACAACTCCATCATAGATAACTTTGATATGTTTCCTGATTCTTGGGAAGAAAGAAGTGACAAACACGATGAAATGTTTTGTGCTTGCCCATAGTTAGAAGATATTTCACATACATCTCTTGCAGTTTTCTCTGACATGTTTTTGAATTCAGAAAGAATATATTTTATCATAAAATTTATGTTGACAGAGTCAACAGATGTTGTATATGACGGAAGATATTTTTCCAATTTTGATGAGTGTTTTGAATTTTCATAAAGAAGAACAATGGTACCACAAATATTTAATTTGCGAATATCATTCTCTGATCTATCATTCAATGACTTTATGAAGTCCTCATCGTATCTCACAATATACAAGCAAGGCTGAAGCTTTATCAATCTCTTCGAACGAAATATAGATAATACATCTTCAACTTTTTCATACTCTTTGGAAGACCCATAGTATGAACTAAGGATAGATAAGTATCGTTTCTTTATGCCGTATTCTTCGCCTGTAAAGACATACATTTTACAAGGATTGTTAGTAAGTATTTCTCTCCCAGCGTCTTGAATTGATTTCATCTTAGCTAACAACCTCCTTAAACACTGAGAGCGGCATGAAACCTACCTCCTCATCATATGCTATCATACTCATAACAACCTTACTGGTATTAAGGCAGAAAACGCATCTATCATACACTTTTTTAGCATCTCTATTTAGAAAAGATATTGTGTTTTTAGAAATTTGAGCAATGTTTGAATTGATTTCTATTTTTGAGAAATCTCTAGACAAGGATGAAATCTTTACCATCACCCAAGTGTTAGCTAATTCTTGAGATCCTTCATCAACAATAAGTACAGGATATCTATGTTTAGCTATTGCTTCATCGCATATCTTCTTCCAGACATCTAACTTGAATGATATTCTTGAAACTTTAGAAATGTGAGTTTTGCATTCGCCTAACCATTCCTTACCAATTATATCACCCGGATGACAATCTCTTGCGCCACTTCCCGAGACGACACAGAATCCTAAATAGTCTGCAACCTTATTCTCTTGAATGCTTGAAAAATCTTTTGTAGACATATCATACACTCTCCTATGTATACAATAACGATTCAAAGAAACAGACGGTCAAACAATTGACCGCCTAGGTTTCTTAAAGCTCTTCTGAAGATTCTTCTGAATTTTCGTTTATTTCGTCCTCAGATTTTCCGTATATATCATCCATTATATACTTCTTCAGTTTGGAGTAGTACTCTTTGTTTGACTTCAAGTATTCATATACTTTCGCCATTCCGTTAACTTTAACAAGTTTACCATCTTCCTCAATGACTTCACCCGTGTAAGGATCTGCAAAGCTGAACCAAGCTGCAGCCTTGTGAATGATTCCGTACTTCTTCATTGCAAGATTAGCGAAATCCATATCTTCTCTAATACCGGATTGACACATCAGAAAATAGGAAGCATTCTTTCTGTCGTTAGGTGCGCTTTTCTGCTTTACTAATTTTGCATTAACAATATAACCAGCAGGATTCTCAGAACTCTTTGGAAGCTCATTGCCTAAGAAATCGACAGGATTGCCGATTTGAAAAAGAATTCGCATAGAAGCATAAAACTTAGGAGCTTCCCCTCCAGGTGTTTTAACAACATAAGGATTGTCCATGTTCTGACGGATCTGGTTTATAAAAATCAATGTACATCCATATCTAGTAAGTATAGGAACAATCTTACGGAAGAAAATGGTAAGAAGCCCTGCCAGCGATGCAACTGTCCTTTCACCATATTTCTTCTCTAATTCTGCCTTCGGAACAAGAGAAGGTATAGAATCTAGAACAACAAGACCTACCTGACCTGTACAGATTAGTTCCTGAACAGTCTGAAGAATATCTTCTGCAACTACATCAGGTGGCTGCATAATTTCTATTTCTTCAGGCTTGATTCCAATAGTAGAAGCCCACTGACTATCGAAAGAATGCTCTAGATCAATGTAAAGGATTTTCTTTGGTCCATTTTCTATTAGCTCTTCCATCTCAGCAGCTGCGCCCTTATTTCCTGTCTTAGCAACACCTCTAAGATAGTTGATTCTGTCTTCGTGCTCCTGCTTGAAAATTGGATACGCATTTTTACAGATATCAACTGCGCTAGTACTTTTTCCTCCTCCTGGCTCTCCAAAGAACTCGGTAATCTTATCACGAGGAATACCTCCATAAGTAGACCAGTTCATAAGAGGAGATGAAAATGGGATCTTCTTTCCTCTTGACTGCTTAGCACCATCCATGAGGTTTTCAGCAGACCATTCTTTCTTCTTTTTGTTGATTATATCATCGTATAGAGACATATTTTCACCTCTTAACCAATAGGTTGCTTTCCTGGAATGCTTGAATAATAGTTTGGAAGATCGTTAGATTTACTATTTACTTCTGATACAGGATTAGATTGCTCTGTATTTCTCCTAGAATCATATATCTTTTTAGCAGACATGATCAACTCTCGTGAGTAAGACATTTCCTTCTCTACTCTAGTTATCAAGTTATCATATGCAAGAATGAGAATCTTATCTTCTGTTACTTTGATAGACGCTTCTTCCTTCTTCTTAGTATCAGTAGATTCAGAAGAATTCTTATAGAATTCATTCTCTCTTTTCTTGCACCCTAACTTAATGATTTCTTGCTTAGTAGTAATTGTAGCAAGGTGCTCTGCTGCATCAAAAAGATTCATTGGAACTTGTGTAAGAATCCACTCAAGCTCATCATCTGTAATAGGTCTTTCTTCAGACTTCATTCTAACAAACATATCACGCTGAATATCAAAATACTTAGAGAATATAGACTGATACATATCATCACACCAGTCTATCATATCTTTTAAGTCTGAATCATATAAAGTTTCAATTTCCTTTAGATTGCCCATAATTCCACCTCAGCTACAAAGGTATGTAAGAGCAAGCTCTTGAAGATAAGATGTAGTCTTCAATTCGTTGTTCATCCTCAGAAGCTTATTTGCAAGCTTAAGACAGATCATTGAATGCTTAGTAGTGTAAGACGAAATCTTATCCTCGTAATATGAAGGAATCATTGTCTCATTGATGTCTTGAAGAAAGATGTACTTAACAATGTTCATTACAAATGAATGAAATCCTGTGAACCAATTTACAAAGTTTACTCCAGAATTGTAAACATCGTTGACTATCTTAGCAATAGCGGAATTGTCCTTCTTTGCACAGGCATTAAGAAGATCAAAATAATCATCGTAGTTAGGAAGATTCAGAGACTTTGATATATTTTCAAGAGAAACATCTTCACTGTATGAAAGAGCTTTATCAAGTAAAGTAAGAGCATCTCGCATTCCGCCTCTAGCAAGCTTAGCAATGTAGCTTACTGCTTTCATATCATAAGTTATACTTCTTCCTTCTGAAATCTCATTATCGAGAACATACTTCAATCTAGAAGTAATTCCTTCTAGGCTGATTTTGGAAAGCTGGAATGTTTGAACTCTTGATAAAATTGTTGCAGGAATCTTCTCCGGGTTAGTTGTGCATAAACAGAAAATTGTCTTTGCAGGACTTTCTTCAAGCGTCTTCAAAAATATCTGCCACGAGTTTGATGTAAATGCATGGCATTCATCACAAATGAAAACCTTATACTTGCTACCAACAGGAAATGTCCTAGCTTGATCTACAATTGACCTGACGCTGTCAACGCCATTATTAGATGCAGCATCAATTTCAATTATGTTCGAAGAGTTTCCATTCAATTTATTTGCTATGATTCGACTTAGTGTTGTTTTGCCACATCCTGCAGGTCCAATAAGGAGAAAGTTTCTTACAACAATTGGATCTGTATCGCAAATTTTAACGAGAATATCTCGAACAATAGACTGCTCAACAAGGTCTTCAAATGTCTTAGGTCTATATTTTACAGCAAGAGAAGGCATGTTTGTCACCCCCAAGTTTCGCAAGACTTTTTGTACTCACACATAGAACACCATTTGTCGCCTCTAGGTAATCTATCTGGAGCAATCATGTTCTTTTCGCAATCCATAACGATTTTGAAAACATTTGTCACTTTTTCAACATCATTATCACTTATGTTTAATTGGTAACACTTCAGTGAACCATACTGTCTATCTTGATACAAGAACAAACACTTCTTGAGTCCAAGTAATGTCATGTAGCATTTAACTTGGTCTTCATGTTCATCTTTCCATTGAGTAAGATTATTGAATGCAGCAAATTCGCTTGTTTTAATTTCAAGTAAATAATATTCACCGTCAATTCTAACAATACCATCTACTGCAAATCTGATAGGAATATCATGAAATTCTACTCTTGTTTCAAGCCCATCTTCGGACTTAGATAAACTGTATTTATGAGGAATAGGGTTCTCAGCCAAGAAATCCTCGACTGAGACCCAATTCTCTTTGAGCATGTCCTTCAGATCAGTTTGAATAATCTTATGACAAGCCGTTCCTATGTCAGCTGTAAAGTCAAGCAACCTATCAGGCTTCTTATTCTTATCAGGTGCTACTCCTCTAAGCCGAAACCAACTCTTCCGCATGCATCTAAATGAAGATGGAGCAAAGGTTTTGCTAGATAACTTAGATGCTTTTTCTGTAGACTTAGTATCTAAATATGATTCATAATCTTCGAGGAAATTGCAGCTTACACTTGAATTAAATCGAGATAGATTGATAGACGAAACTGATCTAAAAGCCATTACTGATCAGCTCCGGCAACAAGGATAGACATGTTATCTGTCCAAAGAATCAACCCTACAATCTCATCTGTTTCCCCATTAGTTACAGGAGCAATGAAAACAGACTCGCTGTCAATATTAGAGATTGCTGACTTGAAATTGCTTGCCTTCATCTTGATATTGTAAGAAATTCCAGAACTGCCTTCAACATCAACCTTACAATCTACATTATCATCGGAGACAGTAAGTACATTACTATCAACATTGATAAATACAGCCTTGGCAGACTTATCTTCAGTAGAAAGCAAATCTGACTGATTCAATGTCTTCAGAATAGAAGAAGTGTTGATTTTTACAGCTTTGCTCATATCTGTCTTCATCATATCCATGATGATATCAGCGTTGTAACTTCCAAGATTAGGATCATCTTCGTGCTCAGGAGTAACTTCTGAATACATTTCGTAGCAGTCGTTCTTTGTATGCACAAGATAAGCATCTCCGATATTAGACAGAGTTGCATCTTCAGGCAGAGAAACAAACATGTTGATAATGTCACTACGAAGGAGGCAAGTTTCACCAAGTGTGCCCTTGTTAGAGTGTGCAAAGATGCTGTTATCCATATCACCTACAAGGACGTCAGTTGTGTCTCCAATCCAGCAACGTGTGTAGATAGGATTGACAAAAGACATGCTGATAGCAAACATCTGATGATCGTCAATGAACTTCCAAGAAGCTTTATCAATTTGACGAATATCTGAACCTCCAACATTGTAACGAGGCTTGTTTAACTCCATGTCCGTATTCTTGATGATGTCAGGGACAACAAACTTAGACTTGCCAGAGTAGAGAATCAGCCCGTTCTCATCAAATTCAACAGTAGTGACTGCAGAATCAAAAGTAGAAACAAGCTGCTTCAGTACCAAGCAGCTGACAGTTGCAATCTTATCAGAAAGTTCACTGTCAATTCCGCCTTTGAATCGAATCTCAGTCTTAACATTATCGCATTCCAGGTTGACAACAAGCTGTTTGTTGCTTACGCTAACCTGTGCGATATTACTCTTCTGACTGAACTTTGATACATTTGAATTAACAATTGCAAGATTCAAGCCATCAGAGAACGGTTTTGTGCTTACTGTAAATCGCATTTTGATATCTCCTTATGTTGAGTTTTACACATATTGTGTTGATTACATTAACGATTCAAAGTCTACCTGAAACTTCTTTTTCTATGTAATCAATGAAATCCTTTGACGAAATATGACGGCTCTTGATGTAATCCTCAATATAAGATTTCATTTCAGGGCTTTCTACTCCGTTTACACCCTTTGCAGCATCTCCACGAGGTTTTTCTCCGTTTTCATCTTTATATACAGGGAGTTTATACTCCATTTCAACAAGATGATACTGGATCCACTTTATCTCGTCTGAGTTATAATCTGTTAATGATTCAGGCTTAGGATAAGGACAAGGATACTCCATACCATACCATCTATAAGAAGTTTCGACATCGCATGTAATCGGGAATGGCATGAAAGAAGCTGCACCGCACATGCAATCCGAAAGAATCTTAGCTCCTTCTTCTGCATATTGTGCTGGCACCTCCGTGATTAACTCGTCGTGAACCGGTACAAGCAACCTTCCACCGATTTCTTGCCATCTTTTATTGTTACAGAGGTTCAAAATCGCCATCTTAGTGAGGTCAGCAGCCGATCCCTGCACAACGCTGTTTACGCATTGGCGCGTTGCATCGTTAATTTTTGGTCTATTATTGATTACTCGTATATGTTCTTCCTCGTAGAGCTGCTTTGTGCGCTTAGCAATCTGACCATAATACTTGTATCTGCTGAATTCTTTTTTCAGGTCATCAATAACATGTTTAGGAATTTCATCTCTATTTTCAAGAGTATTTACATCAAGCGGATCAACATCAGGATTTACATATCCCTTCATTGCTTTGAATTCAAATTCAGGAAGTTGCATATCAGGTAGATGCCTTCTTCTTCCAAGAATTGTTTCAGTGTAACCGTACTCAGAAGCATGCTTTTGAGTATTTATCATCAGATTTCTAAGACCTGGGAAAGCATTCATAACAGCGTCAAAAACTTTCTGAGCAGCTTTTTGTTTTTGTTCATCTGTCATGTCGTCTCGCTTACCATATAACTGGTCTGCAATAGAGGGAATTGACCGCCCGTAAAGTACCGCTTATTCCACAATCACTTGTGGCGCTGACTATATCATCATTATCTCGCTTAATGTCTTGCGCTTCGAGGAGTAGCTCATCTTCTCCCCTAATAATTAGTCGATTGACCTTCATCACGCCTCCAAATAAAACCATATGCGGAACGATTATCACTATTCATAACTTCGCACAATCTAGAATTTATAGTATCTACCTTTGCAGAAGATAATTTGTTTTCAGATATGTACCTTGCTGCAAATGCGGCACTATCAAATTCGTTTACAACTGATTTGGAATTCTTGTCCAACTGATAAACCTTTCCATGCGACAATATCTTCTGAAGATTTAATATAGTTTCGTCAGAATGATGTCTACCATAAAAAGCATTATCTTGTCCTTTGTACTTTCCTATTCTAGATTGACTTAAATGCAATTTATGCTCATCAGATTTTGGAACTCCACGTAATTTATCAGATATTTTAGCGGAACGATCTTCTGACAATATTACTCCGTCATTCTTGAATCCGCCATCTGTTAAATTGTAGCCATTAGGCCATTTTGTGTTATATTCCTTTACCAGTTCCTTTTCTCTAGCATCGGCTTCTTCTTTTGATAACCCTGATTCAATTTCATATATTTCAAAAGATGTTTCTCCAAATTCTTTCATATCCTTATACATTGGATTATTACTACTTAAACTTCGAGAGCACGAAATATGTGCATACCATCTTTCTCTTACACCAATAGAAGTTATTCCGATGTACTGCATTCCATTTTCTTTACAAGTTATGACGTAAGATGAATAATTGTTCAAGTTCTACACCTCCAATATAATATAAGGTATAGAACTCCGTGAAGACTTGATGCTTGGCACTGGATTCACTCGTTTGAGTATCCCCAGTTAGCTGAGAACCTATATGCCATTTCCTGCATATCCTAACCGTGTTCTCAACACCTATGAGCAATGTAGTTCACAAGATTTTCATGTTTCAAGCAAATTTAATGCGAGAACTTGAAATATGGGGCATAACTTTTACGTTCACCCAAAAGTATACTTTTTGCTTCGCTTCGTCTCGCTTTTCCGTCTGGCTGATACTCATGTGTATCTGGATGAAATTCAAGACATTTTTCATAAGGCATATTAAAAGATACGCTTGCAATAAGAGCATAAGCGTCTTTTCCGTGTGCGAAACCTTCGCACATCTCTTTGATGTCTCCGACAAAAGCAGTTAGTTTTGGCTCCTGCTGACTAAAGTCGCTTCCTAACATAACATAACCAGGAGTAGCTCTAAACATATGACGAATATCAACAGCATGAGAAGGAATATTTTGAAGATTAGGTTCTGCAGAAGACATTCGCCCTGTATCGGCTCCAATTTGCTTGAACTGACCATGAATTCTTCCGTCTCTTGCAACAGAATTAGGAAGCTTATCTACGAATGTATTGATAAGAACTGAAAGACTTCTAACCTTCAAAATTTGATTTGTAACAGGAAGGTTGATTTCGTTTAATACTTCTTTTCCTGTACCAGAAGAATTACCTTTAGGAACTTGAAGAAGATCATAAACAAGATACTTTACCTGAGGAGGAGAACTAGGATTGAAATCTACTCCTCTAGTAAACGGACGCTTTCCAGAATAAGATACAGTAGAGTTATCAATTATTTCTTGTACCATATCTTGAAGCTTCTTCATTTCTTTGTTGTAATCTTCTCTATATCTCTTCTTTAGAGCATTTGCAACATTCTTGTCAATATACATGCCCGTACGATGCATGTTCTGGCAGACCTTAACCATAGGCATCTCAAGATCCCATATAAGACGAGAGATAGCTTCAAGATGAGCCTTCTTGCATTTAGGATGAGATTCAGTAACATAAGGAAGCTGCCACTTGAACAAGTCGTATGTAATCTTTGCGTCATTTGCAGCATACAACTTTGCAATCTCTGGATCAGAGAATGGAAACAACTTTACAGAAAAGAAATCGCTAAATCGCTTTGGATCTCCTTTACCTTTGAGCACATACTTGTTATAAAGGAATTTCAAGTCGTTGTGAAGTTCGTTTTCTTTCAAGCATCTCCATGCAAGGATTACATCATAGTAGAACCTATCGCAGAAATCAACCTTCAAATCCTTGTATATCATGGCCAAGTCGAAGTCTGCATTTGCAAAGATGAGTCGAATGCTGCTGTTCTCCATCCGCTTAAACTCTTCAGAAACTTCTTCGTAACTTAGCTGCCCTTTATAGGGACTTTCAAATATAGGAACAAGATGCTTCATAGGGATGTAGCACTCTACTCCTCCTGGATAGTAAAGAGATGCACCTACAATCCAGTCATTTTGTCTATCAAGACCTGTTGTCTCTGTATCTATTCCAGCATATCCTGCTTCAATACAATTTGTGACATAATCATGAAGTTGTTCCTTTGTCCTTATAAGAATAGCTTTAGAATCTCTGAAGTATTCCTGAACAGCTTTTGACATCTCATTAAGTTCAGCGTTTACTGTAGAAACTCTTACAGCCTTTGGCTTCTCTTTGTTGAGCTGCTTTGTCCGTTCAGCTACTTCATTGATTTTAGCCATCTGAGACGAGTTGAATAAGCTCAAATTTGCACCTCCTATAAATAAACCCTACGTGATTTTGATGTCACGTAGGGTCTTGAATTTGCTATCAGAATACTACGTCATCATCAAGCTCTTCAGGTGTACCAACGGGTTCATTTTCATCGGGAAGTTCTACTGCAGGTGGAACATACTCAGGAGCATTAGATGTCGAACGAGGCTTCACCTGATAGCTAGGCAAGCTGCTAGGAGAAACATTGCTGTTACTGTCTGCATGCTGGTTGAGCAGTTCGCTTAGATCGGCAGCAGTATACTCGCGGCAAACTTCACTATAATAATCAGGAGAAGAAGCGTTATTTGCTGCAAGAATATCACTGTAGCTCATAATGTTGTTTCTACCGATGGCCTGAATTTCATAGGTAGTATCTACACTACCTGCCTGACCGTGACGAGTGATTCGGAATACATAATTAGAAGGATCCGGGAAATTCTTGAATACATCGTTCATGAGCTGAGGCTCAAAACGCATTGTTCTATCCCAGAACTGAATCTTCTTCTCATTGATGTTGTAAACAGGAATGAAAAGCTTTGTCTGAACACGGATACCCTTAGAACAAGCGGGACACCCTCTTCCGCAGCAGTGAACATAGCCGGAATAATCCGAACCCTTCACATAATGTGTGTCAGCTACAAGGACATCATCCTTATTTCGATACATGAAAACGACATCTGCGAAGTCACCGTCATTTCGAAGAAGGAAGAACCCACCAAAGCGAGCCTCATTGTAACTTTCGACTGTCTTGAATGCCATATTAAATTCCTCCAGTTTGTTTTGATATGATTACAGATTTGATTTCTGATTCTGCCAATTAACAGAAGAAGAACTATTCTCCTGTAGAATCAATGAAAGTAGAACATATCCGAGGTGATATTCATCAAGCTTTGACTGAATTGTATTTGCGAATAGCTCTACAAGCATTTATGTGCATAACTCAAATGACACAATTTTGATAGGCACTCCATAATCCTGTAGAGCCTTAGCTACATTCAATTCCTTATCAGAATTTACCATGGAAGCTACAAATGTTTTATCTGGAACTGAAGAAAGAAGAATATCCTTAAGTTCATCATAATCAATAATTATTCCATCTTGAATATCAGAAGAACCTACTGTAGCTACCATTGTATATCTGTGCGAATTAAGAATAGGCTTACCTTTCAGCTTCATAAGATAAGCAAACTCAAAATCAACTGAAGTAGAAACTGTTGTGCTCAACATCTATCACCTCCTCTACATATGTAATAACGATTCATCAAGATAGAGGCTCTTTGCATACAAATTCCTGAGAACCCTAGTTGATCAATATTCCATGTCCTGGAAATCTTTAAGAGCTGCACGAAGCTTCTCAATGTAAGAAGCACTCTTAGATTTCATTCCTGCAGGAAAACGAGTCTTATTGATAAGACAATCTACAAAGGTCAATACATCGTCGTCCATAGACATGACAACTGCCCAGAATTTCTCCTTGTTGATAGTTGTCTGAATGGAGAAATTAGACTGAACAAGGTTGAAAAGATCAACCTCATCATCACCATCAGTGGCCTGAATGTTGCTAGTTTCAAGCTCGTAACGGTCTTTGTCGACCTTTATATCGTGACAGATGCAATACAAGCAGTTGTAAGCAACACGATAGATGTACCGCTCAGAGAACCGCTTAGGATCTTTCTCAAGGACGGGAACATTCTTGATAAGGTACTGCATCATAGTAGACACTCCGTCCTCCTCCTGAGCGTAGAAACTACGAGACTTGTACCATGCGAGCGTGATCTGATCGTAGAACTGCACATAGAGAACCGCCGCCTTATCCTCAGGATCAACTTCCATCCACTCGGAATAAGTCAGCGGTCTGACATAGCCGAGATACTCGCGGAACATGTTGAAAGTAGCCTTGAACGGATTAACCGACGGAATAGGCTCAACACCACGAGCAACTCTTTTTCTATTATTGCTCTCAAAAGCGGAAACTTGCTTGTACAAAGGTCTTCTTGCCATCTTTGGTTCCTCCAATATTGATAATTTTTGATGTGTCTGGCTTTGATGTTGACTGATTAACTACAAACATATTATAATATGTTTTAATGAAAAAGTCAATACCTTTTTGACAACTTAATCATTCGTTAATAATTTACTTTGATTTTATTCAATATTTCGGAAACCCTTGAATTCTTCGTACTCTATTCTGAATCGTCTGAAAATCAAATCTGGAGAAGTTTCTGGTTTGTTGAAAGCTACTCCTACTTTAATTCCATCAATTCGAGGATCGTCGGAAGATAGAATGAAAATATACTCTACACCAACATTTTTTCCTCTTGTGTTTTCTCTGTGCTTAAAATCTACATCAACAGATTTAATCTCGGGATAAGTGTTCAAAATGTCGTCTTGAATTTTTTGAACTCTATTTCTAGTACGAGTAGGCGCGTTGTCAAGAAATTCGGATGCAGAAATACAATTGACTCGCTTCTCAATCGTCTTCAACTTATCCCAAGTATCATAATCATATTGATTTCTTCTACACTCAGCAGATTGAACTACCTGTCTTTCAGTAGCTCCACCAGCGAAACTTACTGCATAAATCAATACATTTGAAGGAAGCATAGAAGCAGAGAAAACAAGCGAATGTTCATGCTCCTCATTTAGAAATTCGTCGACCGGCATATCATAGTATATCGATCCATCCTTAGCCTTATAGAAATATTCGGGTTCATTTGAATCATATCCATTATCAGATTCATGATCTCTGCAGATACTTACTTTGTCAATGTGCAATCTATTCTTATTCTTTGAAGTAAAAATATAAACAATATCTGCCCAATTGAAACCTACACTAGAGATTCGGAACCACATTGTGTTATTTCTGTAAGTGGAATTATATTGCCCACCGTACCTTGCTCTGCAAAACTGCTGATTGATTGAATGCTTGATTTCTTCTTGGATAGAATAAAGATTTTCTCTTACTTCGTCGCAGTATTCATACAAGCTATCAACATCTGAATAGTTATTAGCTTTGATATGAACATCAAGGATTTCTCTAGCGGAGATAGGATATTGAAATCTGTAAGGAAGACTATTCACGAACTTCAAAATAGCTTCATTGATGTCATGAGCATCCGCATTATAATCGACTTTTTGTTCAATACCAAGCGCGAGCCAGGCGTCAATAACTTGGTTAGCTAAATCAATGTCCTTAGATTTAGTTTTAATGATAAATGCAGAACATTCAGCTTCGGAAGAAAGGTCATCATCATTCATACAATAGAAATGATGAGTACATTCAAATTCCTTCCCGTCTTGTCTAATCATCCATGCGTAATTCATGACTTCTCCTTACCACGGTCTACCATGCCAATATTTCTTAGGCTTGAACCTCTCTCGTTTGTTCCATCGAAGTATAACTTTTATCTCTTGATACTCTTCATCCCAACCGTCTCTGATATATTTATGAATATATTCATGAACAGTTGATTTAGGCATTCCTACATCTTTTGCACAATCACGAATTGAACACTTCTCATTCAGCATCCAGTCAATGATTCGTTCGCACTTACTCCTTATGTCTAGAATTCTTTCTAACTTGTACCCGTCCAGGCTTAGATCTGTAATATCTATCATTTGGATCAATTCCCTTCTCAAGTTCAGCATGAAGAAGACGATTAGCTTCAATCAAAGCATCAATCATCTGATTATTCATCTCTTCTACAAGCTTAAATGCTTCAATCCTTTTTCTTTGTCTAGAGATTTCCTCATTCATTTCAGAAATTAGCATCGCATATACTGTATAATCAAAGCTATCTTCATATGGCTTATCATTTTTCTTGTTCATAAAATTGTCGTTATGACTGGAAATATACAAGGTGTGTCCTCCTTAAATTCTGTTGTTGTATATATTAACGAATTCTTCTTTAGAAAGATCGTTTATGTCCTTTCCAATAGGAATATCTATCATTCGTCTTACAATAGCCACATCCTTCAGGGCATTTTTCAGTCGTCTACAAGCTGAATCTCCTGCTTCGTCTGGATCCATTCCAAGTACAAACTCTTTAACACCAAGTCTTTTCAGTTGAGCAATTTGCCTCGGCGTACCGGTACCAAGAAGGCCTACAGCAGGATAGCCGTAAACATAGCATGTTAAAACATTGAAACAGCTTTCTGCTATTATTACTGACTCACATCCTCTTGGAAGTTCATACAATCCATATACTGATTTTTCAACTTTTGAAGGAAGATAGAAAGCTTTTCCTTCAACAGACCTTCTACATATGAATAATGTGTTTCCATTAACATCCCTAACTGGAAACGTTACGCAAGGAATCTTTTTCTTTCTACCTGTAGGAAGGAAATTTGCATCAAACCCTACATCAAATTTTTCAATAACTTCGTCAGTCAATTTTCGTGAATACATGTAATCGACTGTAAATCTATATTTCGCAAGCTCTTGTTCAGAAATATATGAAGGTTTCTCGGTCTTCATTCTGTCCTTAATAGACTGTATTGCAAACGCGTTATTTACTCCCTTCATCATATCTTCGGGAATGAGGGGGTCAAAATCTACTTCATGATTGTATCCTTCAATATTTTCTTCAAGCCATGCTTTACCTGTTTGATGGATTGAATGAATTTTCAGAAGCTCTGAAATAAAATCAGGAAGCTGATAAGAATGATGGCAGGTAAAACAATTGAACCAACCAGCAGGATACATCTGCCCATTTCTATATTGGTCGTGAAGAAGAATACCAGATGAAGGTTTTCTTTCATTACCATCATTGTGAAAAGGGCAGTAGCAACTGTAGTAATCGCCTATTCGTCTATTAGGCCTGAGCATACCCTGCTCAGCCAATTTATCAATTACAATATTGATGTCCATATATTCACCTTCTTTGTACTTTCTTTAACGATACAAAAAAGCGAACCCGCTGATCATATAACGATCAGCGGGTCTTGATCATTAGAATTCGACATCATCAAGATCATCGTCATCATCTGAAATTAGACTTTCGTCCGGTTCATTATGGACAATCTTTGCTGAAACTGTAGGTGTTGATAACTTAGGAAGCTGACCAGGTGCTGACGGAGGAGGTGGAGGCGAATCAGAATCAGAACTATCTGATATGTATTCAGTGGATCCTGTATTCGGGTCCCAAACATATGCGAAAGTTTGATTTGTATTCTTTGCATTTCTGGATTTAAGCAACTTTATTTCGAGAGTGTGCTCCTCAAAAAGTTGTCTTAGAGCAAATACTTGTGTAGCAATTCTACCTGGATGATCAGATCCTTCAATGTTTGTTAGATCCGGAAATGGAATACCTTTTTCATCAGTGTTTCCTTTAGTTTCACGATTGGCTTGAACTGCAACAACAACTGCGCAGCCATATGTTTTGCTAAGTCTGAATAAACCATTACAAATATTTTTGTATCTTAAAACATCGCTATCGGCTCTTTCTGTATCTGACATATAAGATAGACCATCAATTATCAATAGTTTAATATGATGCTTCTTGACAAGATTCTCCATTGCTCTAACAGTTGTTTTACCTTCTGACATATCTTTATCTTCAACAACTAGAGCTCCAGTTTCTTCCTTAACAAGATTCTTCAAATAATTGAAATACTCTTCATTATACATACCTCTTTGAAGATCACTATTCTTGAAATGCCCTCTCCAAGTATCAAATCGAGTACCAATGAAGGAGGATTGCATTTCTGGGCTGTAATAAAGGACTGGAAATCCGTTCAATTGAGCGCACTCCATCATCTTTGTACAAACCCAGCTCTTACCGGAGTTGGTTCTTGCTACTATCAAGCACAATTCTTCGACTGTAGATAAGCCTCCATACATGACCTTATCCAACTCTTTGAATCCTGTCGGGATTCTTTTCTGCTTATTGAACGAAATGATCTCATCACTTCGTTTGAACGCTTCTGTTACAATATTAACAGGATTTGATGAATCAAGCGAAGCAGCTTTTTCGCATTGAGATTGTAGATAAGCCCATGCTTCAGATACATCTGCAGAACCTAAGTCTGTTAGCTTATTGAATGTTTGAAGAAAAAGAATATGCTGTTTGTTCTTACGGAGCTGGTCCTCCAAGTAAGTTACAGGTTCATTTACTTCTACAATTACAACATCTTCAAATTGAGCTTGAAAAGTAAAAAGGTCTGGTACATCCCCATACTTCTCTCTGTGCTCAAGTATGAAATTTATTTGATCCTTGAATACAGAATAATAAGAATCATCAAATGAGCAAAGTCGGTCAACTTCACTAGCATCTTGTGTAGTTAGAAGCCTACAAATGACCTGAAGTTCTACCGAGTTTGTCATTCAACAAGCACTCCCTTCAAAACTGACTGAAGACGAGGAAAGAAATTTCCTACTCCAATCAAGTCCTCTTTACCTGAAATAAGGAATGTTGTTTTGTCAGAATCTCTTCTATCGTTGAAAAGCTTCAGCATAGTCTGGCTTTCAAAGTCTCCAAACTTAACATAGTCAAGATTTGATATAAAGAGATACTTCGCTGCATTTATCCAAACCTTAATCATTTGAAGGTCATAAGATTCAATATGGTCATTCCAACTGTCTTTTATCTTATCAATGTAAGAAGCATAGTCAAGATGGTAAATTCCGTTTCCTAATGCAGTTCCTCTGCCATGAAGACAAATAGCTGTATAACAGAAGATATCTGCAGCTTCCATAGGATTTGAGGACTTATAATAGCAAGTTTCTCCCGAATGCTCATCAAGAAGCTCCCTTGCTTTATCAATCTTATTCTTACTTGCAGATAAACAAGGATTCTTCATTGAGATTCCGCATCTCTTCATCCAATAACTGATCTCTGTATTTGCAGGGCAAGCAAGATCGCACTGCTTGTATGTACAATACGGAGTGTATATGCAGTTATTCATTTTCCTCAAGCCTCCTTATTACAGGATTTCTGCTTTGAAGATAAGATACTCTTGACTTGACACATTGTCTTGCAATATCTACAGAGTCTTTATATCCTTCTTCTCTATAAATTTTAGATGGCATGAAAAGCGTAACAAAAGGATCTAGAGTTCCAAACATAGGATATTTATGCTCAATTCCTTTTATATCTCTCTCTAACAAATAACGACGGACAACGTACTCTCTTATTACAGGCCATGTTTTCTTAAGACCTTTCATTTCAGGAATCTTCTCCATCATGTCTGTTGTTTTATATAGCTCACCGTCTACTTCAATGAACTTTTCAAATTCAACAAACACGAGTTGACCTTTCCTTTTTCCTACACGAGTAAGGCCATCAATACAAGGATACTTGATAATGTTATCAATTACTTGCTTCTTTGTAAATCCTTTTATTTTAGGAACTCCCCCATAAGTAGGATGAATATCCATTCCGCAAGCAACAGAATAAACTTCCATTGGTCTTGTGTAAAACATACAATCAGGATAAAGGTGAAGAAGTTCTGAGTCAGTAAGTTCATCTGGATTAGTCGTTACTGAAATTTCTGACTGAACAGTTGGCACACGAGGCAGAGAATAATATACGCAAAGTTTAGTTCCATCTACAGTTCCGCTTTTCCATACCTTAGAAGTATCAATTCTTGGAATACGAGGCCCATTCAAATAAAGGTCTTCTGGAGATGACTTTGGATGTTCATCATATATGTCTTCTGGATTTGTGTTAGCCAATATTTCATCAATTTTGTATGTTTTCTTCTCTTCTGGATTGTCATAGATATGTTCAGAAATCTCTTCATCAGATTCAACTTCTGAATAACAGCTAGTCCAATCTATGTCTTTCATGTTGATATAGGTTTTTCCTAAAACAGATTTCAATGTATCTTCTGAAATGTTCTCAAGACCTTCACAGAAGTTACTTGACTCCCATCTGCTGTTTATTGTTATATTTTTTATGATACAGTATGAAATTATATTCATTGACCGTATTACATTTTTCTTGAATTCGTAAGTGTTCTTGAATAGTGAGATAGCAGACGAAATTATAGCATTGTGCGTAACAGAAATAGCAGATTCGTTTGCAGGAGGATATGATAAACTATCTGTAATGTTCTCAAACTTTATTTTAGACATCTGCATTCACCTCCTCTAAACAAGTGAGATATGGTTTGCTTCTGAAAAAGTTATCTTCATGATAAGGTTTTGAATACTCAGAAGTGCGGTATTTTGTTTGATTATCCATGTAAAGTCTATCAAGATAGTTTACTATATCATTTATCCCTAAGAAACATGATTCTTGGTAGATGTACTTTATAGGTATTGACTTGAACATTATTAGGTTATTAAAAGCTCTAGTTAAGACGAGCTCCCAAACAGAGAATGTAAACTCTTTGAATGCTTCTTCAGATGGGTTATCATAAGCATCTTTCACAAAGTATGGAATAGGGTATTTGTTTTCACCGGAATTGACATCTTCTATCCAAGAATCAAAATTTCTATTGAATTCATCCATATTGCCTGACAAATAGGCCTCCGAAAATGCAATTGTAATACTTTGAACCCACTTAGACATATCTGCCAAGTTGTATGTAAACTTGTTTTTCTTCGCCATTGAAAATCTTGTTTCAAACCATCTGCAGATGATGTCTTTCAACATATCAGATTCTTTGTATCCAGTAGAGACAATTTTTGCTGATTTAATTGTACTAGAATAGAGTTTCAAAATATCTTTCTTAGGAATTTGTGCTCTCTCTGATGCAGCTGGTTGGATTTCTTTAGGATTATTATTTTCTTCTGACTCAAGTTTATGTGTATCATCTGTTAAACTGATGTCTTTATTACATGAAACTATATGTTCTTGGCCACCCTTCAGCATACAGAGTATCATATCTAATTTTTCATCTAACCCTGATTTAGGTGGATCGTGTTCACTTGTATCTATCCCGAGCTTATTTGCGCAGCATTTGATAGTATCATGCAAATTGACCATATCATCATATGAAGACGATATGGTCGAACCATTTGAAGATATTCTATCAAGAACTTCATTAAGCTGGTTTGCTAATTCAATAGCTTTCTTCATAGGATCTTCTTCATGAATATCTTTATCAAATTTCACGCAAGACTGGATCTTTGAATGGACCATTTCGCACTTATCAGAAATAGAATTCAGCTTTGCGAATGTTGTGCTGTACATTCCTTTTTTGAAATCAAACTCGCTAAGTATGAAATTTTCAAGCTTGGAAGCTGATTTCAATGCTGTATAAATATCCATTCAAATTTCCTCCATATAAAGCAGATAGAGTGTCAATTTTGCACTCACTACCAGCAGAGTTCAGAATAGCTGTCATGTGCAGCGAACACCTGACGACGAAGTAACGCTGGTGCGCCTCCGCCCTATCTTACTAAACTGCTGTTTTCCTGCTAATCCGTATTACTACTGACCTGCCAGATACCTTGACGGATATCAAGCAGTCAACTCTCTCAGTAGCAATCTGAATTAGTTGATAGGGAGTACAAAATTGGCACTCCATTTGAACCAACTTTGACTCTGTATTTTGTTTGAAATTTTATGACCAGGTGCAAGTAGAATAACGATTCTTCTTCAATGGCCTATCTATATCAATTAGGTGAGCTCTTCGCTGCAGCTACTTTAGCTAACTGATCAGTAGTTGTTCACCAGTTAACTTAACCTACAAGCATAGTATAATACCTTTTTGTCGAAAAGTCAATACCTTTCTTAGAAAATTTTTGTTCCTTAATATGAAGGTCAATGCGGTTCGATTCCTGGTGTAAATAGCAAATTTGTTCTATCATCGTAGAGCGTTCTATGCGAGCTTTGCGAGCTTATTTTTTATTTCTAGAGTGGCGAGGCGCTATTATATCCTTATCTCAATTATTTCTTTTTCTCTTTTATATCGTTCATTTCATTCACTCTATTATTTCAAAGATATTATATATGCGAGAGGAAAAATGGAAAATATTTCAATTTGTAATCAATTTGAAATTTTATGTGAATTTGAAATTTTCATTTTATTTCAATTTTAATGAATATCCTAAAATATGAAAATTTGAATGAAACACTGAAATTTACATTTTCTTTCAAATTGAATAAATATGAAAGATTATGTGATATTTTCAATTTGAAATATTTTGAAAATTTGAATGAATTTGAAATATTTAGGAATATTATAAAATTAACTAATTTCTATCAAATTGAAATATTTATTGATATTTATAACGAATTTGAAAGATAATGAAATATTCAAAAATGAATATTTCTAGTGAATTTGAAAGAATTTTTATTTTTACAAATTAAATTTGAAAGATAATGAAATATTCAAAATCGCTAAAATATTCATTTTCTTTCAATTTGTACAGATATCTATATATTTGGATATTGAATGATCCTTAATTTTGATTACATAGTTACATACTGAAATTCCTAGATTGAAGACATTAAATGATTATCATAAAAACAGACATCAAAAAATTTATAAAAAATTTACGATTCGTTAATACTTTAAGTTTATTATGCAGTTTTCAAATAGATGAAATAAATAAAATCAAATAAATATTCAAAATTATATTGACTTTCTTATTTTTATTAAATATAATAATATTGAAGGCAATAGTTATGCATTCAAGATTATCAAAGGTTGGGTTTTTAGGTGCGAATACAAAATTGAAAAATAAAGTGAGTTGTTGTTTATGAATATGAAAGAAATCAAAGAAGAGACTATACGACTTTATCAATCGCTTCCTCAAGAAAAAGAACTTCGAATTCAACGTACTGATGTCCGTGACAGAGTAATTGATCTTAACTATTCTTTTTTCGGGTACATAGCATCGCATACATTCATAAACAATACTTCTGTTACATATGAAGATAAGCTTCAGTCCGCCCTGCTACACTTTTGCGAATGCTGGTGGTGGTATCTATGGCAGGGAGATGAAACTCATAAAGGATACCGGTGCGATCTTTCTTTTACAGTGTTCTTCAAACTCCGTGTAGGTGAGATGATAGAAAGAGAGTTGAATGAAGTTAAATATTCTATACGTCGATCTCTATGTATGGAGGTTGGAAAGCAACTTGGTAAACACTGGGGGCAGGTGAAGTACGATGATCTTATGGATCCAAGACTAAATTTACCTGCAGATAAGATGAATTCATTGAAGGCGATATTTGGTACGCTTTACATAGCAGACTTAGACACGCATGAACCATTTTTATCTTCGGAAGAAGGATCTTTCAGCAAATTTGATGAAGAACTTACTGATAAATATGATACAGTAGAAGAATTATTGATAAGAGAAATGATAGACAGAGAAAGAAAACTCACAAACAATGATATTTTTGAAATTTGTGATATCTACGGAATAGATGATAGGACTATTCGTGGTAAGCTAAAAACAGCAGAAACAATACTTTATTCTAGATTAAAATCAAGCCAAGATATTAGAGAAACTTTCTGATTTGCATAAATAAAAAGAGATGGACTCTTGGCCCATCTCTTATATTTTTGAAATTTTTACTTCTTAGGATATATCATTTTCATGAGTTTTCCTACCTTTGCACCCTCTGTATCAATAGAAGCGAAGAATCCAGGTACAATAGTCATCTTCTTGTTGATGTCATATCCCTTTCCTGCATCGTTCCAATAGTGCTGTGTATAATCTAGCATACCAAAGTAAAGATACAACGCAGTCTGTCTGTACTGATCATTATCATCAGAATCAATACATTCTTGGAAAGTACTTCTAAGTTCGTCTACTTTTTCGTTTGCTTTCGTATCAAGAATTTCTCCATCAGAAGTAGAAACATATGGAAAAAGCTCGTCCATTACTTTAGTAACCTCTTCAATCTCAATAGCTTTTTCATGTAGCTTCTTCAGCTTGATTTCACACCAAAGAAATGCATCATCAACTGAAGACATGATTTGGCTTGAAATAGCTTCATTAGCCTTTTCATCTTCTGATACTGGCATACGGAGTTTATATGCACTATTCGTCATAGAGCAAAGAAGAATTGTCTTATTTTTCTTTCTTACAGGAAGGTTGTATACTGCAACCTTTCCATCAGGCTTGCTGTGGTCGTTTACAACAAGGAAATAATGCTCAATGTCTTCGTCAAGAATTTTGTATGTCTTGTTGGATTTGAATACACCGTAGTGATACATTCCACCTGCTGCTACAGAGACAAACTCAAGCGATACAAGCCCAGCAGCCATCAACGGTTTCATGATAGAAAATGTAAAACCATTTTGGATGATTTGAGGATAGTAATTATTTACTACACACATCAGACGTTTGTCATCATCTCTGTAAACAGCATGATACCCTTCTACTCTGTTTGTAACTTCTGTATACATCTTGTAAGCAGATACAGTGTAGTTAGCCCCTGATTTCTTAATCAAGCTGTCAATTGTTGTGCATTCTGGATCAGTTCGTGTTCCTAGGTCTTGCCAAAGAATCCCAGGAATATTGAGTAGTTCACTCATTTGATTTCCTCCTTAGTTTTATCTACGTAGTTTCCAGTAGCAGTTGCTACTTTGAAAACAGTATATTTGTGCATCAGCTTACTTCCCCATCTACTTGCTTTACTGATAGACGCCGGAGAGCAGTCAAGCTCTTTAGCCATTTCAGTACAATTAGAGTATACTTTCTTAAGTTCGGGGCAGGCAACAGCATCTGTAAGAGAAAAAGAAGTTGTTTTAGGTAGCTTTTCTACATTCTTAACTTCCTTTACTACCTCTCGTGTAACTACTTTTTCAGAAAGAGAAAGAGAAAGATAACGAATAAGTTCGTTTTCTACTTCTTTTAGCTTACTTTCTGAAATCTGTCCAATGTATTCTCCAAGATGTGAGGTAGTTGTAGTTGTAATGCTATTACAACATACATAACTTGATTTGTTTCCAGGAATCTGGATAGGTACTTGATAAAACATTTGAATTCGACTGTCATCACCTGCATGAGATTCACACTTAGAAATAGGGAGATATGTGATAGTACAGTCACTATACTCATTTGCAGGATTGTTGATAATGATAATAGGTCTAGAACCTCTAAGGATTCCTCTTTCACCTTTGTACTTATCGAATTCGTCTTTCAACCACCAGATACTTCCACGCAGGTTCTTTAATACATCCATTGATAAATATTCCTTTCTTGATAGGTTGCGATCGTTGCGAGATTGGCGCAGATCATTAGTTAAGGTATTGATGTGTAATTGTATATTGAGTATTTTATCTTTTCAAATTGCTAGTAGCATCACCTCCAAAAATAAAAATACATTGCAAACTATGTTGCTTGTAATGTATTTAACGATTCTTATTTTAATATAAAATTTTGATCTTTGCGTATGATGTTTTTGGTTTCAAAGAAAAGCCGAATTCAGTCTGAACGAAATCATGAATAATTACATGTTCAGGTCTATTGAAAATACTGTTGAACGGAACATATTCATATTTGTTACCACCAAACCAGATATGCCCGGCTTTGTCTTTCCAAGCGTCATCATAAACAACACCTTTGAACTTAATAGAGAAAGTTCCCTTTTGCATATTTGAATCCTCCAATTTGAATTGTCTTGATATGTTCAAATATAATAACGATTCTTATCTTTTCGTGTTTTCAATTTCTTCAAAATCAGAAACTACTTTCTTGAAGCTAACATCATACGTTCTGAGGATGCCTCTTGCAACGGAAGACTCGTCAAAATCCAATAATTCATAAGGAGTTATGTTTCTCATTATAATATCGTCATTCGCGTCTTGAATATGATTTTCAAGATAGATAGGAGCATAATTCTCGAGTGCTTCTTCTGGATCAACCATTTCCCCATCTACTTCAATTTCATATCCGTCTGTAACACAAATGTAAATTACATCTTCGTTGTTTTCTTCAAAAACAGCACTTCCAAACATATGCTTCTTGAAGTCTAGAGCATCAAATCCATCCTCTTCAATTAAATAAAGCAGAAAAATATTTGCATCGTTTCTTGTGAGCGTTTGAATAACATTGTCTAATGTAGCTCTGTAATATGTTGTTCCTATATTTGACGCAGCTGTTACTGATTGTAGCTTTGTTGATTTAGATCTTTTCATTTTCATTTTGTTTTCCTCAATTTATCGCATTAGGTAGAACTCCACGTTTGTTTCCTGTCAACTTCGAGTATTTATAGTTGTTTCGTATATATAAATGGAAAAAATGCCCTTTGGATGGTGCAGTTACTAATTTTCTATACAGCCGTATTGGGACATCGTAATATATGTAGATGTCATCAGGTCCGCCATTTTTACCTTTGAATTGAATAAACAGATCTCCTTCTCTGTCACCGTTGTTTCGTACATTCAAAGTGTACCCCCACATATTAGAGGATCTGCATCTTGTCATACCTTTAGTGATATCTCTAGTAGAAATTGCGCATTTTATTGTTTCTTTCCTATGATTTGAATCAAATATTTGACAGCATAGTATTTCAGGATATCTTATGAGGATTTTCAATTCATTTCACCTCATTAAATTCTTATTTCTATATTATATGAGGTTCATTGAACTGTTTTTGATATTTTGATTGCCCCTTTCTGAATAAGCATTGCTACTGTCTTTGTCTGTGCATCAGTAACTTCTTCTGGTGTCATAATAAAATCATACCAAACGGAAATACATCCAGTTTCGTTTAACAGCCATTTCATCCAGTCAAAGTAATATTCTTTTGGAGTATTGTCAATAACTTCTTGTCTTTTCCAGTTCTTCATTTTACCTAAAACTTGACAGAGCTTTTCTTGATGTGAAGGAATTGCATATTCAACATGCCCGTCGGGAAAGACCACAACCTCTGTGTAAAAAGGATAGTTTTTGATATGTTCATCTACATCAAATTTTGAAGTCATTAAATCATACATAGTTGTATCCTCCATTAAATTTAATATCATTGACACTCCCACGATGCTAAAGCATTGGGGATTCCAAAGAAGTTTGCTTAGGTGAGCCTTATTCTTTGAGGGCTTGCCAAAAGCCCGATACACGGTTGCATGATGCTTCCGCTTACTTTTCTTGAGATATTGGCGGCACCGTTTACATCAGCATTGATGAGCGTGCCGTCTTTTGCTTTGTAAATGCCTCGATGGATGCGTTTGCCACTGAATGTACCTGTGTAAGGATGCTCAGCTTTGTATTCAGGAAGAATATCGCTGTCGAGGTAGCTCGACTTTGATGTATAGCTTTCTTCTTGTTCAATGTAGTTTATGCCATAGCGTTCGCAAAGGTTTCTGAGCTGCAAACGAAGGTCACCTAACGGTATCTGAACAAAAGACTGGTTGTTCCTTTTGCCGATGTTGATGCCCCTCTTGAAGTCTTTGTTGTAACCAACTATCAGAGTGCCTATGTCGTGAGCAATACAGTTATTGACGACATATCTTGCAGCTTTCTTGATACCGTCATTGATACGACGATTGCGCTTTTCTGTGATGGCATACACCTTATTGCTCTTGCCGCCTTTAACACCTTGCTTATCTAAAACTGATTGAAGTCTTGCTTTTTCTTTGTTCCAATGCCAATTGATGGATTTAAGATTACGTCCGTCTATGATGAACGGAGTCCTGACATTTGAAACGCAAGTGGCAAGATTGTCTACACCAAGGTCGATAGCAAGAAAATTTTCGCTGTTTAGGTCAAGATTAGTCTCTGGTTCTTCATACACATACTGTATCTTGAAGAACCTTCCACCTGAGCATGGCAGTATGCGGACTTCTTTGAGTTCTTTGTCAGCAAGTCTTTTAGGATATGGTAGTGTAATTTCAACATCATGCAGTTTCCTAAATTCACGGCTCATAGGCACCTTAAAGAACCCATTTTTGATAGAAATAGAGTTCTTCTGTAACACAAGCAGAAACAGACCACCCTTTTTGCGGTAATGTGGAATGTTGATATCTTGAAAGCGATAATCCCCGCCTTTGGCCTTTTTGATAAGATTAAAGAAAGACTTGAAGCTACGGTCTACAACCCGAAGTATTTGTTGCGATACTCCTGCTTGCAAAAGAGCATAGTTCTCATTTTCTTTACAGACATGATAGTTACTTTCATAGGGCAAGAACTGTTTTGTATCAAAATAATGCTGCCGTATGCAATACAATCCGTAATTGTAAAGATTGTTTGAATAGCGGCACATATTCCTAAGTGCTTGAAACTGTTCTTTGCTAAGGTTTCTTATCACATTTGTTTGCGTCAGATACACGGTTTCACCTCCTTCCTATTTAATATATTGATATTATATATTAAAGGTTTCAAGAAGTCAACCAGACTTTCCTTGATTCTCGATATATTCTTTGAGCGTAGCCGCGCTGACCTCGCCGATAGAGGCGATGAAATATCCATCAGACCAAAATGTCTTCTTTGTCCAGAAACACTTGCTCAGATAGGCAGGATACTTCTTCCAGACGTGATAAGTTGTATATGATTTCAGCGTCTTAACGAAATTCGAAAGATTCATATTTGGAGTAGTTTCAATCATATAGTGGATGTGGTCATTGTCAGATTCCACATACCAAATGTTCACATTATGCCGCAATGCTATTTCTTCAGATAGCTTCTTGATATCAGAAGATATGTTGTTTGCAGACATCAACTTGCGTCTTTATTTGCAAACCAATATCAGATGGTACCGAAGTAGAAATTTGCTGTGACCTTTGCTTCTATATTTTGTATCCATAATGACCTCCAATATCTATAACGATACTAAAGGTCAAAAGAATAGCCCGCTTAGGCGTGCTTAGTTTAGAGTCTTACATCCACGAAGCTAAAGCTTCGCGGTTTTACGGCTCGAAATATAAATTAAAAATTAGCTGTGATAAATTTAATTATCACAGCTATCTAAATTTATAATATCTTAACTAAAGATAAACTAGATCATCTGATTTGTCTTTCAATTTATTCTTTATGTTATCTTTTGCATCTGCAAATGCAAATATTTTCATATGATCGCTCCTTATCCATTATCACGATACCACCGTGCAGCAGCTTTGGCCAGCTGATCGCATCGTTCATTCATTGCATCTTCCGAATTACCTTTCACCCAATTGAAGTAAACATCATGCTTAGCTACTTCTTCTAAAATTCCTATCCATATCTTAGCATTTGGTATGTATTCAGGGTGAGGGTTCATAGGATTCTTTAGAAATCCGTTTGCTTTCCAATTTGAAATCCAATCTTTTCTGAATGCATCGACTGCATATTTAGAATCCGAATAGATTTCAACTATTAGCGGAGCTTTCTTTAAGCATTTTAGCGCTTCTAAAATAGCTGTAAGTTCCATTGCATTGTTTGTTGTATGTTTTGTTCCACCTGATATTTCTTTATATTGTTTATCGCACTTCAAACAAGCTGCCCAACCGCCTGGACCTGGATTCCCTAAACACGACCCATCTGTATAGATTCTCACTGTTTTCATACTATTTCACCTGTAAAAAATTGTAGACGCACTATTGTTTAGTACGCCTACAATAACGATTCAAGCTATTTATCTGTATTTAGCAGATAGATGAAGTTCTTGAACTTTACATTCGATTTCTTTTCTAGCTTCTGAATCTTTTCTAAGCTCGGGTGTAATATATGTTACATCCGTAACTCCTGAAGACTTAACACCTCTAGCACTAACGCATCCATGGTCCATTACTGAACGGACATATACTCTATTACTTCCTGTAGCATATTGGATACATTCAGCTATATCAGCACACAGTTTTTCCTGAAGCTGCAATCTCTTAGAACACATATCAACAATTCTAGGAATTTTGCTTAGTCCGATTACTCTGTATCCTTCAGAATCATCTTTGTCGTTCCAGAAGTTGGGAATGTATGCTACATACACTGTACCGTTGTACATCAAAGCCATATGGTGTTCACAGGTAGAAAAAATGTTATTACATTCTTTGATAACCATAGAATCATAGCTTACTTGGAAGTCCTTCCTGAACATATCAGCTATTTCCTTATTAGTATATTTTTCACCTTCAAGCAGCTCTTCCCAATAACCGGCTACTCTTCTAGGAGTTTCTACTAGACCGGGTCTATTTATATCTTCTCCTAAAGCAATAAGCAGATTTCTTACAGCTTCTTGTACTTTTTCTTTGTTCATCATACACCTCTCATATCTACAGGCCAGATGTATTTATGTATCTGAAGCTGAACTTTACATCTATTCAACTTGTTGAAAAGAAGAAAGTTTACAATATTCTTTGCATCATAACCAAATATCGGGCTGAAATATGTTTGTGCATAAGGGCTGTATTCTCTAATAACCCTTAGTGCTGCTTCAAGATCTTCATCGCTGCCAACTACAAATTTCAATACATCTTGAGTACGAAGCGTTTTGAATGCTTCAGGATTCATAGCATTTTCGCATCCGCTAGACGGAGACTTGTAATCTACTGTGAACCAGACGTTTTTAAGTAAATGATATCGAGATGGGTCAATAGTTCCGTTTGTTTCTACATTTACATCAAAATTGTTTCTGTCAAGTTCCACAAGCAGCTTTTCAACATCTTTGTGAATAAGCGGTTCTCCGCCTGTAAGTGTAATAGAAGGGCAATCAAGCTCAATACACTTCTGTATAATTTCATCAATTGTCATTTCTTCGGCGCATTTATCATCAAATGCGTATGAAGTGTCGCAGTAACTGCACCTAAGGTTACAGAAAGCAAGACGGATGAACGTAGTGGGAAGTCCTGCTCTCTTACCTTCACCATCAATGCTCTTGAATATTTCAACAACTTTCATGTTTATGCCTCCGGAAGATAATATGCAATGTTATTTTCTGTTTCTTGTACTCCAATTGAAACAACATGTAAATCAGAATAATACTCGTGAATCTTAGATTCAATCATGTTATAGAATTCTTTTGACATCCATTCTGCAGTAGGACTTTCGTCAACAAGAATAACTTTCTTGCAGTTGTCTTTGATAGTATTTGCAATTGGATCGCATTTTCTCAATATACAAGAATGGTCATATTTGGATTCAATCTCAGTTCGAATGACAGTTTTTAGCAATTTGAAATCTATAACCATTCCAGCTGAGTTTAAGTTATTTGTGCCTACGACAATTTCTACTTTGTATGAATGCCCATGTAGGTTATCTCTACATTCTTTTGAATATGTGTCTACATTGTATAGGCGATGTGCTGCTTCAAATGAAACTTTTGTGCTAACTGTGTACATATTCAATCCTCCATCGCAGGGTCTTTCACATTGTTTGCTGCAAAAGCGTTAGCACGATCGATGCAAGTACCACAATGACCGCAAGGCTTATCTCCTCCTGAATAACAACTCCATGTGTATTTGTAAGGCACACCGATAGAAAGACCAAGTTTAACTACTCCTGCTTTATTTAGATTAACAAGCGGAGCAACTACTCTAACTTTACCGTATGTGCCGATTACAATAGCAGTATTCATTGCAGAAGTAAATTCTTCACTACAATCCGCATATGCTCTGCCTGCTGCGTCATCTGCATGTGCACCCAGGTAAATATCTACATCGTCATCGGGATAAATAGACTGAGCCAGCGCAGCTACTGCAGATAACATCAAACCGTTTCTAAACGGGACGTACGTAGAAACTTTACCTTCACCATTTTTCTTGATCTGCTCTGCATAGCTCATCATAGGGATTTCTTCTGTGCTGTTCTTCATAAGAGAACAGTTGCTATACTGGAGGACATTAGACAAGTCAATAACATAATGCTTTACTTTGTAAAACTCTGCTACTTTTTCAGCGCATTCAAGTTCTTTATTATGTCTCTGCCCATAGAAAACCGATACCGTGCTAACATTTTCAGGATTTAATTCGTTTACAGCAATACCTACGCAAGTAGTGGAATCTACTCCTCCGGATGACAAAACAAGTGCTTTCTTCATTGTATTTTCCTCCTATTTCACATATCGTATCTTACTTTTCTATTACTTGCATCTCGGAGTGCATCAAGCATTCGAGACTTTGCAAAATCCTGATAATTGAATTTCGGATTTGCATAGTTAGCAAAGGGAAAGATAGAGATGCCTCCTCTAGGAGAAAAAATACCTTTCACTTCAATATATTTTGGGTCCATTAGCCTGATTAAATCCTTCATGATAATATTCATGCAGTCTTCGTGGAAATCTCCATGATTTCTGAAAGAAAAGAGGTAAAGTTTAAGTGATTTGCTTTCAACCATTCTCTCATTAGGAATGTAGCTAATTACAACTTTTGCAAAATCTGGCTGACCGGTTTTTGGGCACTTTGATGTAAATTCATACGCATCAAATGTGACAACATAATCGTTGTCAGGATGTTTGTTTACAAATGTTTCTAGAACTTCTGGATTGTAGTCGCAGCTATACTTGGTGTTATTGTTGCCAAGTAGAGTTACTCCTGACAGCTCTTCAGATGTTCTTGATTTGCTTGATTCATACATTGTGCATTTCTCCTTGTTATTTTTATTTTCAGAGAGGGTTTCAAAGGAATACAAAACTCTCTTTGAATACTTTACCAGACAAATCTATGATTCAGCATCTCAAGATTATCAATTATGATGTCTTGTCCTGACATAGACTTGTTTACTTTTGCAACAAAGTAAATCCAATCTGCAGCTTCTTTTGCACTTGCCCATTTCTTCAATGGAGTCATGTTCATGATATCATTCCATTTTTCTCTATCATTCATGACTTGTGCGTTCAGTTCAGTTTCTACACCACCGAAAGAGATACTATTACAAGTTGCTTGATATTTTGCAATTTGTTTGGCTGTCCAAACAGTGTAAGATAGAACACCGCCTTTAGACGCTGTGTATTCTGGAAATTCACAACCATTATGAGCAGAAACAGATGCAAGATTTACAACTGCTTTGATTTTCTTGTTTGACAGAGCATACTTCTTTGTGCAGTTCATTACACCAATAAGATTTGTTCTGATATCGTCATGACCGTTCTGACATCCTGCATTGTTGATAAGAATAGACGGATCGTATAGTGTAGGGAGCTGATCAAACTTTCCAACATCTGCTACATGATGAAAATATCTTCCTACTTTGCAATTGAGATACTCTTTATCATATTCAGGACTGATGTCAATACCATGAACAATGTCTCCATTGTCAAGAAATTTCTTAACTGTTTCTCTGCCAATACCGCTAGATGAACCTGTAACAATTACAATCACGTCTTAACAGCCTCCCTAGTAAAATCAATATATTCTTTTCCTACTTCTTCTTTGTCCCATCGCTTGCAAACTTTGAATCCTACAGGGCTGAATACAACCTCGGAAAGAAGCTCAGCTGCTGCGCCTGCAATAGAGCAAAATACAACTTGAGTCCATGTCCATCCAAAGAAAACTTTAGAGACAATTGTAGCAAAAACAAAATTGTCTACAAATTGACCGATAGCTGTAGAAACATATGATCTCATTGCATATTCAAAGAAATTCTTCTTTTTGATAAGCTTTCCAATTCCGTCGTTTAGAATAGCGTTTACAATAGCGGATACAATGAATGCAGTCATAGATCCTACTAGTACATACCATGTTCCACCGAATACTCCGTTCACTGAATCGTTTGCAATGTTGTCATTGAAGTTATAAAATACACTCCAATTATTTCCAATTCTGGAAATGATGAAGAAAATTCCTGAGCAAATAAGATTCATGAATACTGCAAATAGAGATAGCTTGATTGCTGCCCTTGCTCCAAATCTTTTTGTAAGCATATCCATGCAAAGGAAGCTCATCCAAGAAAGCAGGAATCCACAATCAAGCGCTAGATATTCAATGTTAAGAAGTTCTTTTGACGCAAAAATATTCATTAGAACTACGCTCAGGGTAAAGAAAATCATTGTAACAGTTGGAGCGTTTCTTAGAAGGATCTTGTAGTCCTTCGCTTCTGTCACAATGATTTGTTTTAGTTTATTCATATGTATATTACTCCTTTATTTTTGTTTTACCTGTGGGTGTCAGGAACTTACAAAACACAGGCCAGATATATCAACAGATTTGATGATCGAGCATTTTCATCTCCTTCTTCATCTGGATTATCTGATTATTCAAATATAATAACGATTCAATCAAAATAGAAATTCGTATTCTCTAAATTCTCTGGATATTCTTTTATGAATTTTTTTCAGTATAATTTCGCTCGCTTTAACTAAATCTTCAAGCTTTTCAGGCTCGTATAGATCGTATCCTATTGTTTTCTCTTCAGGAGTCATCTCAACTATGTTTATTCTAATCTTATTCATGTATGTTGTTATGTTGATATCAAGAGTCATTTCATGAAGGTCGTTGAATTCTTTTCCTTTTGCCTCATCTTGTTTATCAACAGGAAGCTGGTACAAAATTGTCATGTATACATCATACATGTTTGATGATTTCTTGTAGTTAAACGATCCATCAATGTGTTTGTATAGAAAGCTTCCTAATCTATTTACTTGTTGATTCGCAGATAACGATTGGTTAGATCTACACTCTATTTTCATTTTATCACCTCAATTATCAATCTGTTGCCAACCTGATGAAGTCATCTTGAATAGTGATTTAACTAGGTGCCAATCTTTGTCTTCACCAAATCTCCAAATAACAGGATTTTCCGCAGGTTCTGCAACTACTTCCATTTCACCTGGATCCATTTTGAATCGTATAGTAGTAGATATTGGATCAGAAGCAGGATCATTGAAATGCCCTATTCCAAGGTGGACATAGGCATATCCACCTGGTTGAATTGCAGGGCAATCTGTTAATTCAAATAATCGTCCTGTCATACCTCCTGGTTGGCCTTCAGGGAATTGAGGAGGATTTCCAAATGATGCATAGTTTGCTGCGCTAGTACCTCTAAAGTTCATGTTTGTCCTAGATAGATTTGGAACGACAACATTTACAACTGACGATCTTTGGTATGTATTACCATTATCGTTTGTTACATTAACGTATGTGTAATAAATTCCACCGTATCCTACACACGGTACTCCAACTAGACCACCCCAAGCCCAGTAGCTTAATCCTCCTGAATCACAAGCTGTTGTCTTTATACTGTAACTTTTTAATCTAATCGCACCTTCTGTATCGTTTGTATATTTTATAACGATATCATGTCCCTTGAAAAGTGAACCTGTCTGCCATGCCCAATAATGAAGTGAGCCAGCTCCCGGGTCAACTCCGTTCTTTTCATATTTTTTAGTTGCTCCGGAGTTGAATACATAATTAGGATATGAATAGAATTGTGGTCTTCCGTTGTAGTATTCCCAGCCCATGAAATCACTTCTTCTCCTTTGGAGTGTATTTTTTCCACCCGTCTATTGTCATTATCCAAACAGGCGAATCTCCCCACATAGCGATAACATTAACATTTCCTCTGATATTTGTCGTATCTCCGTACCATCCGGCAAATTTGTAACCTTGCCTAACAGGTTCTGGAGGATAGTCTGATTGTGGTATTGTAGTTCCATATTTAACTGTCATAGTTTTCAGTACTTTATCTGTATATCCATCAAACCATTTGACAGTGTAACTTGGTAAATTTGATATAGCGTAGAACTTATGACCGCCGCTTATATTGTATTGATTTCTAGGATAGTACTTGTTGCCAGATCCGTCGGATCTATCTGCCCAGTATTGAAAAATTTCACCTGTTTCTTCTTGATTGAAGTCTACTTGCCAGCTACTGTTTGACGGAATGTTTACGCTTCTTGTATAGCTGCTTGACCAATATATGAATTTTTCATATGACTCTGTTCCAGAAGATGTATATATTGTTCCTCCATTAGCTAGATAGCAAGAACCGTAGTTCCAGATTGCATACAAAGTTAAATTTGAAGGATTTTCATATTTTTGGCCTACTTCATATGTTGATCCTGTTCCATCGGATTTTGTATTCCAATGAACGAACTTATATATATCTTCGTCATATCCTGTTGGACCTGACTTTATTGTCAATGGTAACTGACCAGTTTGCGACGATGGAGCTGTTCCATAACCATTAGCATCATATGTTATAGTAAACGTGTGTTGAATTTCTTCATAATTTGCTTTACCGGTAGAATTCTGCATAACAAGAACTTTTCCAGTATTTCCTTCATAAAGCGGAGGAGTCATTATATATAGATCAACATATTCTCCAACTGCTAATGTTATTGGAGAAATAGTGAAAGTGTATTTTTGGCAGCTGCTTGTGTCAGCTCCTATACTGCTTTTGATACTAGTAGTTCCGCAAACATTTGAAACAGTTTTAGTATCTGATGTATTTCCACCGAGTTTAATATAAGTAGCTATTGGCTCTCCGTCGCCAGTAAATATTGTTCCTGAATTTACATAGCCTTTTAGTGTTCCAAGGTACAATTCAACTGAAGAAATTTTTATCTCTTTGCTTGTAGTGTTCGTGAATGTGCCTATTTTCTTTAGTACACCTTCAGCATTATAAGTCCATCTATCCTGATGCCAGGAGTAACTTAATTGAGGCATTTTATCACCCCTCTGTCCAGCCTATTCCGATTGATCCAATTGGAATTTCAGTTGATGAAACTGGAGCATCTCCGCATATGTACAACCGTAACCCATTTGGAAGTTGAAAGTAAGGAGTGTCATTTGTATTTCCTCCGGAATTCAATCCGGCCTTCAGAAGCTTCATGTTATCTCCAAGTAAATCTACTTCTGCATCATTGTTTACAACATCTAATATAGATTTCATATCTATGTTGTTTGTGTTAGGATAGAAAGTAGTACCTCCTACTTGAGCAGGGTCTCCAGTAGAAATTTTTCTACTTGTATCTGTTCCAGAATCATCTTTTGAAAGAGATAAGTTTATACAACTTTTTTTACCTGATGTTATCTTAGAGGCTTTTCCTATTATGATTTCTTTGTTGTTCGATGGGTCTATAGCTTTTACATCTATATGCTCTATCCTAGTTGCTCCAGAAATGTTACCGTCTCCATCTATTGTTTCAATAGATCCGTCATCTTTTCGTCTTAATGCAAATGTACCTGGATATGTCTTTTCATATCCTTTCATGTCAGCGTCTGACGTAGAATTATCAAACATCTGAACAGAACCTTTACCAACAACATTGAAAGGAGATAATGACTTTTCTTTGTATATATCATATCTTGTTGCGTATATTGCCGGAGAATACTTTTCTGATTTTGAGTGAATAGTTAAAATATTTCCTATTCTGTCAAATGAGTCAAGGCTGCATAGATCAAAATCAATTTTTGCATCCGGCTGCTTTGATGAATAGAAATCACTTGGATCGCATGTTTCCATATCAATAAGTGGTTTGCCACGTAATTTAGAAAAAGATTCTTCTCCTTTAATTTGTCGGATATAATTCGACATATTTAGCGATGTTGATGTTGCGGTGCTCTGGCTAAAAATTATCTTAGCTGCCCATGGAAACTGAGCTGGACCTAAGAATGTCCCATCTTGAGGAGATGTAGCATTGTAGCTTCCGTCTGTTCCGCAAACTCCTGAAACAACAGATCTAATTGTGAAGCCGGTAAGCATTATCTGTATAGTAGATTCAATCTTTCCAGAATAGAAAATTCTTATGAAGGGTGATTTAGACATATCCGGAGATAGATCCATATATTGCCCATCATCATCACCTGTTTCTTCCCATCTGCCAGGTTGAATGACTACACCATCAATTATCTTGTTGTATGCTTCTGAATGTAATAAGACGCTATCCAATGACATATCGTCGTCATCAGTAGGTATCTCAGTTCCATTTGTATCAGGGTGAAAGTTCAATGTGTTGCTTATGCAGAATCCATAGTTAATGACGCGCTTTGCAAAATGGCTATTAGCATCATATTCGCATTCGCCTAAAAACAAATTAGCAAATATTACATTTGCTGCGCAAAGCTTAGAGTTTTCAGGAAGAGGAATGTCTAAATATCTTGTATCCTCGCTTGTTTTTGGAATCTTAACAACCATAGAAGATCCGAAAGCTATGCTTGAAGCTAACCATTCTCTTTCAGTAGCAGGCTGTAAATCAGGGTTATCGGAAAGCGCTTGTTTCAGATATATTTCATACGCAGAATAGCCTTGTACACGGCCTTCATTCCATATTTGTCTGGGCATTTATTTCAACCTCCTAAATAAGGTAAAATTCTTCATGTTGAATGTATACAAGGTCCTAAAATAAATCTCTCGGATTTTCATCCGAGAGATTGATTTGATTTTCATTCCTAGTGTAGTAGTACTTTACTACAACGGGGTAAATTTTTACCGCTTGCAGCAGCCTACGGAATCGGCGTAGCGCTTGTTGATAATCAGCATCCGAATCATGTCCTCAGTCAAATTCAGGTTGCCTTTCTCGTCGCCGCGCAGAGCATTTGCATCTACCAGCTCTTGAATCTCCGGCTGTGCCCACTCGGGCATATCTTCTACCTTGTTATAACGCATAATAATTTCCTCCTCTAAAATTTCGTTTACTTTCTCTGCGATTTCTCCCATGCGGCTGTAGAGATAATCACCAGGGCAAGACTTGTTTGCATAATCTCTATGGACTGTCATGTTGCATCCATTGAGATGATTCATACGCTCGTTCTTATTAGTAGACCATACAAGCTTTTCTATATCATTTCGCTTGCAGATATCGGCAACAAGCTTAATGACTGAATCGAATGCAGCATCAGTGACCCAGTATGGATCAGTAGTATCAGATGCTACTTCGATAGTAATTGCTCTGTCATCATTGAAACGGCTAGACGAACACCAAGAACGATTCTTTTCTTCAACAACCAGTGATATGTCACCATTCTTACCAACGCCGTAGTTGCAGCTAGCCTGACGGTTTCCTTGGAAACAGCTAGCGATACCTGCTGCAGTAAGCTGACCGACAACGCAGTGAATTGTAATAGTGTCAATCTTATGACCACGCTGGCCTCCATGATTAGGAGACAACAGAGTGTAATTGACAAGCGGGCTATTAGTATAACTCATATTTTACTCTCCTTATAATTTAATTTTGCTGATTCATTAACTTCCAATCTTCATATGGCAGGAAATTATATTTGTCTATTTCGTTTTTCACCATTCTAAAGAATTCTTCATCGCGCGGCGCATCATAAAACTTAGCTTCTTTGTCTTTTTCTTTCTCTAACTGCAAAAACTGTTCCCATAAATATTTTTCTTCGTATTTTCCTTTTCTTACATTGATCAGAAAATCATGAAGTTTATCAGTAGGTTTAATACATTCTGCTGGACTTTTTCCTTGTGCTAAATCACGTAGAAGATATAGAAATAAAAATGAATATGCAACTGCTTTCTGACTTACTTCACAAAATCCATGAAAATAATTCTTAGTCGTTTCTATATTTTTCTCAAAAGACTTTCTAACTAGCGGAAGATTTCTGTATATAAAATCATTTCTGTTTCTTTTCACGAATTTTGTAAATTCATTGTTACTTTTCCATTCATATGGAAAAAACCACTGCCAAGTAGCCCAATAAGGAGTATCGTAAATTTGACGAAACATCCTTTCTGGTGAGCTTGTTATAACATTGTAGTTGTCAATGCATTCGTATCTTGCATACTTTTCCTTACACTCAGATGAGAATATTAAGAAATCATAATCACTTTGTTCTACTTCTAATCCATATGAACGACTTCCGGCTATTGAGCAGAAAAACGAATCATCCATTACGGCACCCATAAATATCGTATGACCCTTCGTACCAAACGGATCCACTAGATTCGCAAATATTCCAGGTAACATTAAATTTGTTAGCTACCTGATTATAAGAAAATCCTGATGATGTGCTTAGATCTGCACCGGAAGACACTATACTAAACGAAGCCTTCAAGTTATTTCCAAAAACAGCAGTAAGAATTTTATTAGTTCCAGATCTTTTAGCAATAATAGTTTTGTAATCACCCGTAAATGAAAACGAGATTATACCATTGTTTGTTGACACAGTTGTTAGCTTAGTAAATGGAAGGTCTACTCCTCCTCCTCCTTCAAAGGTTCCTACAATTCCACCAACATAAGCTCCCTTTTTGATATTTGAAGGAATAAGTCCTGTGGGTTTATATACCTGTACTTTCCTAATGAGCCATTCGATGTTTGCTGGATAGCTATTATAACTAGAATTTTCATGCCACTCAGGATCTATAACTAATATTTCTGTTGGAACAGTTACTGGTTTTGTTGCAGTGCCAAGTTCAGGAAGTATCATATTTCCTTCTACTGCTTTATCATTCGGATCTAAGAAAATATGCACATTTAATGTTGCAGTATCGCCTGTTACATTTAGTGACTCGGAATTAGCTGAAACTTTGTCTAAAAGGACATTAGCAGTTATTTCTGGAATAGCTCCTACAACTCCGCCAATATTAACATCTTTTTTAATATTGGAAGGAATAAGAGTTGATGGCTTTTCTACAGTTACCTGAGTCATGTATTTACCAGAAGTACTATCAATAATCTGATTTCCTGATGTCATGCTCAATGCAACTTTTTTTGTTTCTGCTGGAACGCCAGCTACAGTTACTTTTTTTAATCCATCAATAGCACTGTCGCTATAATCTAAGATAGTTTCATTCGACGAAGGAGCGAAACTAATCTCATCCTTTAGATTAGTATCAGCAGATGAGGTTACTTTTTTAGCGTTTTGTTGTAACCAAGTTAATAATTCTCCATGTGGAGGAACGGAAAAAATCATTTGTCTACGAGCATCGCTTGTCTGCCACGAATAATGGAATTCTGTTTCTGAAATTTGGTCGTCTATTGCTGCTACGTATACTGATGTGTTATCAGCTTTTAAGTAATAAATCACATTGTTAATAAGTGCTATTGATATGAATTTTGTGGTTCTATCTTTTGATACAAAATCTACATTGAATCTCATATCTTTAGGCACTTTTCCTTCACCATTTAATATCCACATTTCAGTTTTAGGAGTAATAGTTCCTAGTTCAGTAGAAATGTCTCCAGACTTCAAAACTCCAGTTTTACCCGTAAGTGATCTTGTTGCGTCACAAATTGCCTGGTAATCAGAACCTGGCATAATTACTTGGTCTGTTAGTGCCATATTATGCGCCCTCCTCTGCTACATTTGTTAGTGCGACCCATGCTGGTGTTCCATTTACTATACGCAAAAATTTATTGTTATCAGAAGTCGTTGCATTTGGAATTTTTTCGTCTACATAAGCTTTATTTACTGCCTCGTCACCTTCTACTGGGGAGGCAAGTCCGTAAAGATGAACATTTTCATTTCCAACCGCATCCATTAACAAAGCAGCCGGCTTTCCATCTCCAGTGTCATCTTGAAAACAAGTAAAACTAATGCCATTAGAGTCTCCGGAGTTCAATAAGGTCAATATACGCAATTCATTTATACTTGCTGTTCCACCAAAACTAAGGTCACCTGTCATAGTATCTCCATACTTGTTGATCTTAGTATCAAGCCCAGCCTTCACCGCTTTATTCTGAACAGGGTTAGTAGAAGTAGCAGAAAGGGAACTATCAACAGTAATAGCAGCTGGAATATTCACAGTCTTTGCCGCGGAACCATCATATTTACCAGTAACCGCACCAGTAAATGTTAGAGCATTAGGATTTTTTAATTCTGTTGGAATAGAAATGCTTAAAATGTCAAATTCTCCGGATGAATTAACTATACATATTTTTGCATTGTTTTCTGAAATTTTCCAAACTACAATATCTCCAACTCCGTAATTTGAAGATGAGGGTTCAGATGTCACATAATAGCATTTTGAAGAAACTAGTGAAGATCCTACAAAAATTTGATTAGTGTCAGTAATGAAATATACTGTATCAGCATTTTTTATAGCAGATGCATATTTCGCCTTATCACCAAATTTAAGTTTAACTTCATTCTTTGCAGTAGGCATGTAAAATATCTCCTTTCAACGACTTACTCTTTAATGATCATTTCAGCACTTCTTACGTCTAAGTTATGGATGTCCTTCATCTGATCAGAAATAAAGCTATTTCCTCCAAGCTCTTTGTAAGATTCATATAGCTGTTCAATTATGTACAATGAATGAGCTCCAATGAACTCTTTGCGCATATAATAGTCATGAGCTTGATTTATTCTATCTCTTGTACTAGCAAGTAACGCTGATTTCATTTTATTGTTAACATCATTTTGTGATTCTGTCAGCTGATTAAGCTGTGTACGAAGTTCAGATATCTGCTTATCTACAGAATCCTGAAGAGAACCGATTTTCTTATTCATTCTATCTTCCATTTCTTCTATGGACTTTTTGTGCTCTTCATCTGACTTCTTAAGTCTTTCATCTATTATTTCTTTTGCTGCTGATGAAACTGATTTCTTTATTGCTTTTCCAATTATTATAGATGCACCAGAAATAGAAGCGATTAACGTACAAATGTAAATCACTATATCTAAATCAATAATATGATCCATTTAAGAATCAACCCTTTCATACATAGATTAGATAGATTCCCAAACGAAATGATCTGGAACATCTAACTTTTTTCGTATATTATCAATGACTTGTTCGCTACCATCAAGTCCGTTACTGTCGAATTTAGCAAAGTTTTCACCATTTTTGAAATTTATGTTATCACTTGATAACTTAGAAGATTTTCCTTCTGTTTCTGAAGGGAAATCAAGCTCAACATCATTGTCGAACTTGTCGCCATGTCTAGATATTTTAGATGTATCAGTTAGCTGAACTCTGACTTCATCAGAATCATCTACAAATACATTACCTGTGTCAGACTCAACTAGAAGAGTTCCGGAATGTTTTTCTTGGGGCATTGTAGCCGCCGGTCCTCTTCTAAAAATCACATCTTCTGTTTTGTTGGCCACTACAATCACCTCTCATTGTTATATAAGGATTTTAGAAATAAGGCGGAGCCAATTTACTTATTTCAATTGACTCCGCCTATCTTAGTTAGTTAGATGGACTGCCAAGTCAGAACAGCAGCAGCTGCTTCTTCCTTAGTAGCATAAGTAGCAACAATGTTGTTACCTTCACCATCAGCAGCAGCTTTAACGCCAGTAACTGCGATTGTTACATCCTTAGAACCATCGAAGCTGACTGAACCTGTAGCATCACCAGAAAGGGTGATATTACGGGCATTTGTCAGCTTACCAGCAGACTTAACTACCTTTTCGCTATCTGCTGTGTTGTCGACGTTTCCAAGACCAACATCCGCCTTAGCAAGCTTCTTGTTGATCCACTTCTTTGAAGTAGCATCATATACAAGAGACTGACCGGCAGCAGGAGTAGCGATATTGACATCTGTCTGGCCTGCAAGAGTGTTGGGGCCGACATCAATAGTAATGTCTTTGCTACCGTCGAATTCAACTCCATTGATGCTACGTGCAGTCTTCAGCTTAGTAGCTGTTCCGGCATTGCCAGTAATGTCATTGATCTGGACATTACCGCTAAGTGCTTGACCATTGACAGTAGTTGTCTTATCAACCTTATTAGCAAGGCCGTCAGTCAGCTCTTGCTTTGTAGCAAGTGAGCTGTGATCAACTTCTCCGAACTTGCCAGCCATTTCATAAGCTTTACCAGTCCAGAAGTATTCAACAAAGGCGTTACTGTCTGTTGCGTCCGGATTGACAACTAGATAAAATACGCCAGAAGTACCGGTTGCATGTGCCTGTTTCAGAGCTGCAAGTGATTCATAGCCATTACCACCATTAGAATCAATCTCAAAAGATGTGATTGAACCGATAGCGTCTGTCAGCTCTTTCTTTGTAGCAAAGGTCTCACCCTTTGTGAGAGTTAATGCGTGACCAGCTTCATCGAAAGTAGCAGACGTTACAGCGTTTCCTGTGCCACTAACAGTAACTGTGTTCTTAATATCTGCAGGCTTAGCAGGCAGCGTAACAGTGACATCTTCGGCAGCAGTTACATTGCCTCTATCATCATAAGTTACCTTGGGAATCTTGATTGTTGCTCCAAAGTCAAGCTGACCACCAGCGTTAGCACCTACTACACCGGCAGTAATAGAAGCAGGCAGACGAGAAATCAGGTCCCAGGATTCACCGTCCTTACTGTAGTAAAGGGAACGAGCAGTACCATTCTCAACAACGAATAGAGAGTCTGGCGGCATGAAATCTACGGGAAGGGAATTACCATGACCAACGGGACGAGTGTACTCAGTTTCACCAACGAAAAGTCTCTGAGTATCAGTAGTGAAATAAAGAGTATTTATATCTTTGGCTGTCAAGCCAGAATAAGCTGATTGCAGACCATACTTAAAATCTACAACACCTTTAATTGCGGGCATAAAATCTCTCCTAAAAATTTAATTTAATTGTATATCTACCCTCCGCCGAAGCGGAGGGTTGATAATGAAAATATTATCCGATGGTTGACCACTCAAGAGCTTCGTCAATTGCAGCTTTAACAGCAGCCTCAGTAGCAACTGTGTTAGCATCAACTGTTGCCTTAAGCTTGTCTCCACCAACAGCTTTTGCTGAATCCTTGATTGATTTACCAGCACCGAATACAACAATGTTGTTTTCAGTTCCTTCTACAGCATCAATTTTCTTAGCAAGTGCATCGTAGATTACTTTGTTTACAGCTAGATCAGAAGTAGAGTCTGTTAGAGCTCCTTCCGTCTGGATTCCATATCCACTTTCAGTGATTGTACCATCGGTATTACTGATAAGCAGTTTCTGGCCAAGAGCTCCTGACAGCTTGTCGAGCTTACCAGAAATGTCAACCATGAATCCTGCATCGCTGTATCTCAAAGCATTTCCGCTTGCTGGATCAATAATTAACTGAGCAGAAATCTTGTTGTCATCAGAGATAGTAACAACAAGGTTCTTTGCAGTATTATCAGCAGTGTAAATGTTTACAAGCGCTTCAGCAGGAATGATAACTGGATCGACTTGATTGTCAATTGTAAGGACAATAACCTTATGATGAGTAGGATCTGTTTCGGGATAGTTTTCGTAATACTTACCAGCAGTAACGAACTTATCTTTAGGAATATTGATGACAAGATCTTCACTGCCGTACTGAGGAATTGTGATCTTCAAAAGAGAAGAGTCATAAGCGATACCATGAGCAATTCCTGTAAGAGTAGCTCCTTGGCCTTCACCAACTTTGACAGTACCAGAAGTACCATCAAACGTAGTATTAAGTGAAATAGCTTCAATAGCTGAGCTGATCCCTTTCTTGATCAGGCCGATTGTTGCAAATTTCTTAGAATCTGCACTTGCCCAGTTAGCTCCGTCTGTCAGATAACCCGGAGAAAGAATAATCCAGTTGCTTCCATCAATTGTAATCTTAGCTTCAAAAGAAGCAGAGTCGATGTAAAGCTTGTCTAGAATAGCATCAGCAACAGCAGGAACAGCGTCAGTAACAATTACTGATTTTGTCATATCTGCTGTGCCCTTGTAAACCTTACCGGAATCAGAGACAAAGTATAATGTATTTGAGTCCTTTGAACCAATTGCATCATACTGTTGCTGAGTCAGTGAGTAGAATACAACTTTGTTGGTTGTTCCGTTCCAAACTGTATCATTCTGTGCAGCAGATTCGACCCAGTTAGAAAGCTGAGAAGCGTCACCGCCTTTGAAGATCCAAATGGTTTTCTTGTCCTCACGATAAACCTGCTGACCTACTTCAATGTCTTGCAAGGCAAGCATAGCAGATTCATCAGCAACAAAGAGCATCGGCTTGTTAGCTCCCTTACCTACTTCGACAAGGTTGCCTGCTGTATTTGAAATCTGATAAGCTGTAGAAGTTTGAGCAGCTTCGTCTACAACAGAAATGATCTGACCTACATAAGACAGAGGGCTAGTAGTAGCGTAGCTAGTAGCGTCTTCCATTGAATAGAATACTGAGTATCTATCAATAGGGCCACCGTACTGCCGGCTTATCTGAAGAGGAAACTCCATGTAGGAATTATCTTTTTTGATAACTGCCATAGCAAAAATTCACTCCTTTCTTAAGTTAACCTAGTGTAAATGCTAGAACTGCTTTTTGACCGTAAGCAACATCGGGAATGAATGTCCAGACATTATAAGTAATAGCTGAATATCCATCTGCGCCTTCGATGTCAAGAGTTGATTTTACAAACGTAGATGTTACGTCTGCGTTTAGTGCGGACGTGTTGATGACCTTCTTAAGTCCTGTTGAAGTTGCAGGGCAAGCAATAACAACTCTACCTGCTCCTACAGGTACTGTGAATTCTATTGTCTGTGCACTGTAAGCTCCGTTCTTCTTAGTCATGTCTCTTATGGTAGCAGAAGTGAGCGTAGCTTTATCAACAGTAGATCCTACAAAGTAGCCCTGACGATACGGAGTGAATGTATAGTTGCTAGTAGTTTTGCTTCCAGCTTGAATATGACCGTCAGGATAGTCTTGACCTAAGTTGTCTTTCTTTACTGCGCCTTCAGCATAATTAACAACTGCTCTGAAGGATGTAGTGGATTCTAGAACAAATCCAGTCTCTTCATATGTAGCAGGAGCAGAAGATTGAGCATCTCCTACGTTAGATGAATTCTTCTGGAACTGGATTGAGGTAACAGCGCCCGCATCGTTCTGTGTGAATGTTGCTCTGACTTTAGGAGTTACAGTTGAACCGATTTCATAAGATCCTGAAGCAGAACCACCGTTGTTTGAAATAGCAACAGAAGGCTGTGTATACGTAGGAGGTACCTGCTTCATAAGAAGCTTCTTGACAATGTTTTCAACCGTCATGTCCTTTGCCACTTTGTCGCCTGTCTTGAATCCACCAAGTGTGCCTCCGTTTCCGAGTTCAACTGTGAATGCTTCATCTTGACCTACAACTACATCAGAAAGTGAATTTCCAATTAGATCTGAAAGGTCAACTTCTACAATAGAAGAAGCTGCGTCATTTAGAGTGAGCTTCAGCTTGTGTGTAGCATTATCGTAAGTTGCGCTTGCAAGGAAAATATCTGCAACAGTTACTTGTTTAGTAGATCCGTCTTTAGCAGTAAACTTAATAACTGTTCCGGCGCTGCCTTCTGGAGCAGCTTCGGCAGATACATCAACAAAAGCACCGTCAAGACTCTTGACAGCATTTGCAATAGCATCTGCAACTGCTTTAGAAGTAGGAATGGTACTATCGGATGCTGCATCAAGAGTAGTGGCAACTGTTCCGTCAGCGAACTTACTAATAGTAATTACGCCGTCGGCAATTTCAGTAGCTTCTCCGCCTCCAGCCTGAATCATTGAATCGCCGTTCTTGATCCACATTGTAGTCTTACCACCAACGGTAGCTACATACAGGACGTTGGGAACTGACGTTTCAGCAGTAGGAATAGTGTCTACAAAGGAAACATTCAGCTTTGTTTTATCTGCTATTAGCTGAGTACCTTTGAAGATTTCCTGGCTGTCTGTGATGAAATACAGTGTATTTTCATCTTTGGCAGATAGAGCTAGATAGTTAGCTTTTACGCCATAACTAAATAGAACTTTGGCCATTTATTCTTCACTCCTTAATTTAATTGATTCCATTGAATATCTGCTTGAGAGACTTCTTTTATTACTGTCTTAACTTCGTCGCTTGACTTAATTGTTTCAGTAATCTTTGTTTCAAGCCCTTCATTGGTTACGAATTTATCTGTGTTAATACCAAAGGTTTCTTCTTCCCATTGAGAAAGAACCTGATTCCAGGTAAAATACATTGTGCCTTGCTTTGTCTGATTAACTTTTACAATTTTACCATCTGGAATAAGCTGGTTTTGCAGAAGATAATCACGTTCAGCGATTGTGTCAACAGATATGAACGATCTATCTACTTGGAACTTATCCTTATCGCTGAATAGATTTCCCATTGGTGGCGGACCTGGAGGACCAGGAGGAAATGGTGTCGGAGGGCATGGAGTAGGTGGACAACATCCGCATCCGTCAGATGAAATAACCGTCACCGTCAAAAGGTCTTCGTTGCTAACAGGTATCGTCGTCTGAGTAGAAATTGAACAGAAATACCATCCATTTCGCTGTTGTCCTTGATAAGAGAACCATCCTTGTCGAACAATCCATTTTGTTCCTAGATATTTTGCTAAAGCAACTACTGTACCATCAAAAAGTTTTGTTCCGGTACCAGGAACGGAAATGTAGTTCAATTCGTTCACCCCTTTCAAGGTTTAGTTTTCCACTAAATATATATCATATAAATCAGGCAATGATACAGGTTTTATCATTGAAGGATTATCTAAGTTAACAAAATACCACCCACAGTGTGGTCTATTTCCATTACATGTATACCATCCATGATGCAAAACCCAAACTTGAGTTTCAAATCTACCTAATCGAACTTTTGATCCTTCAAAAATTTTCATACATGTATCTGGAATTTCAAGAAAACAATTGTTACACATAGAAATCACCTCCTGACCTGGTTCAGATGTATACAAGGTTCAAAAGGTGATTTCTTTATATAATTTAGTTGTGATTACACAATAATTTCTTTAGTCTTACTTATAAGTTCATCATATTTCAGATAGTTATGAATGTAGCTTGCAATGTTCTTTATATCTGGATGCGGTGCTCCTGTTGTTCCAAAATATCTAAGATTAAGAAAATGCTGCCACTCATACATAGGAGCTGTCATAACAATTTCTGTCTTTGTAGCATTAGGAAGAACTCCTCTTGCTTCTTGAGGCTTTAGACCGGCTTCAATGAGATCTTTGTAAATTCCTTCAGAATTCTGCAAAGATAATTTGAACAAAAGCTTTTCTTTATAAGATGCGGAATCAAACCAATATGGTTTAATAAATTCAACTCCGCCCTTCTTTTCATAATTAACATATCTTTGAGATTCTTGAGCAAAACTTGCTGGGCGATGACGAACCATTTCATGAGTTACTGCCCTATCTGTAATGCATCTGAAAGAAGGATAGTAGTGATTCAAAATCTCTTCGCTTTGAATATTTTCGATACTCATTATATCAACTACTTTTATATCTGTATTATAATCTTTATCAAGCTCTATTTTATCATAACTGTATACTGCATCTTCATAGCCTGCATCAACCATAGCCTTAAGCAGGAAACGGTTCTTTGATTCATTTATTGCACGGATGTTTCCGGAAACTAGGAGCCTTCTATTGGTTTGACTACTTCTATTAGGGCCTAAACATTCAGTAATATTCAAATATCGTCTGTTGAACCTCTTAATTGTGTCCCATATGAAATATGAGTCAACTTGAAAAACAAGAGACGCATGCTCAAGCATAGCAGTATGATTACTCTTAATCATAGCTTTGACAAACTTTTTTGCTGAGTCTTCTTTAATTTTGTCTTCTGACTTATAACAAGTTCTCCCAGCAAGCTCAATTCGTTTGTAAATATCTCTTTCTGTAATCATTTCTACCTTAGGCTCAATCAGTTCCATCAAATAATCCTCCTTAAATACTGAAAATTTTTCTAAACTCTGCCTCTGTTATCTTTTTGATTCCTAATTTGTCTGCCTTTCTATTCTTTTCTGAGGAACTATTAGGGTCATCAGTGATCAAGTATTTTGTTTCATTATTTATTGAACCAACTGAGATTCCAATTGATTCAAGCTCTTTCTCAAAATCTGCTCGCTTACATGATAGTTTACCTGTTATTGAAACTCTAATATTAGAAGATTCTATCACATTCCAATCAATTCCATCTCTATCTAGCAGGAAATTGATCCGCATGAACTTTTCTCTGTGCTCATTGATAGAATCTGCGTTTGCATCTCCAATGAAGGCATGAAGGTTCATGAAGGTATTTTCATCATTGTTTGCAAGTTTCTTAATAACATCAGGATACTTTGACAGTTTCTTTGCTGTTTCATGTCCAAGTCTTGGAATATTAAGAGCTTCAAGAACAGTCACGATATTGAATTTATTTCTGAAAAGAGCTAACAGAGAATCTCTAAATAGCTGATACTGCTTTCCCTTATCAATGTCAGGTACTTTTGCACGAGTTAATACAGGATATTTCATTATTTGATCAACAGTGCAATAATCTTCTCCATAAATTTCTGTGAAGAATTTTTCTCTTATTTTATCTCCAAGTCCATCAATTGGAACAAGTTTTGAACACCAAATAAGCAAATCAGTCATCTTAGAGTGTCCGCAATCATTATTAGGGCAGAATAGGTGAACACCTTTCCATTCAAGATATTCTCCGCAGAATGGACAAATTGTAGGCAATTTAACTTCATCAGAAGTTTTGACAACACTTTGAATATCGGGGATTATTTCTCCTGACTTGCATATTTCAACTACAGAACCTGGACCTATCTTGCTATTCATAATGTATTCAGCATTGAATCCTGCTGTATACTGTACAGTTGTTCCAGAAAGATGCGTAGGTTCAATCTTCACTTTTGGAATAAGATACTTTGTTTTACTCAAAGACCATTCAACGCATTCTACTTTTGCTTCCTTTGTTTCAGCAGGAAATTTGAATGCTTGTGAAACAAATGTATAGATTGTTTCGTTTGTTTCATCGCTATTCATATTTCCAGTTTCATTTGTAGTAAGTCTACCTAAATCATTTCTTGCAAGCACAATTCCATCTGCAGGATAGTGACCATACCATAAAGATCTTAGATCATTCATCTTGTGCATGATTGCTTTCTCAAATAGAGAAACATTCTCGTAATCTACAACATAAGGATAGAACTGAGATTCAATATATTTCAGCATATCAACATAGTTATCGAATCTGTCTTCATTACATCCAACTACTTTGTAGAAAACGATGTCTAGAAGTCTTAGATCTTTTGAAATTTCTTTTGCGTTTATAAGACCTGCAGTAGTATTTCTAGGATTCTTCGCGTCTTCATGATCTTTAGCGTAGTTTTCAAACGCAGGGTAGGACATAAGGATTTCTCCTCTAACGCCTCCTGTAAATGTCTTATCAATTTGCTTCAGTTTAGAATTGATGAACAATACCTTGTCAGTGATGTCAATTCCAATTTTTCCGTCGCCACGAGTAAGAGCTTGATCAAGTTCGCCATCAATATAATATAACACTACACTTAGGCCGTCAAGTTTCAATGATGCAATTATTTCTCTATCTCTAAGATCTTTCTGAAGTTCTTCCCAATTATGCACCTTATCCAAAGATCCGACAAGCCCATATCTGTGCTTGAACTTCTTTCCTGAATTGTTTTCATTGGGATTATATCCCCATCCTGTTGTAAACAATTCTGAATCAGGTTTTGACTTTTTCAGTTCGCTTACTGCAGAATCAAATTCTGCGTCTGTCATTGACTGAGATCCATCAGTATAGTATTTTTGTGCGTTCTCTTTTATTTTCTTTTCAAGCGCATTGAAACTCATTTGTTTCACCTCTCATTAACAATCATCATGCATTGATAGTCTTGAATTATAAATTTAAGCCTATCTATTTCAGATTGAAGCATTTCAATTTCTTTCTTTTGCTGCCTTACTTTTTCAATATAGTCCTGAATAAGTTTTGATTGTGCCCGTATATTATTCTGAATAATTGATTCATGTTGATCCATATTGATATCACTCCAGTATTGATATACATACTATAACGATTCATAGTGAAGCCCTTCGTGCAAGCTTGTCACGAAGGGCTAGATTTAATATCCTACTGCAGATAGGATATTTTTGAGCTTTCAAGATAGCGCTATCTCTACTTGCTCGATTTGGTTTCTGTCTTATCTGATCTTTGACAGATTTTTACTGCTGTCCTTTCTCTTCTATGGGTGATGAAGATTAGCGTGCAGGCTTTTATCTTCCTGCAACTTAAAATTAAGCACGGACCCAATCAGAGCAGATTTTGATGCTTGCTGGACTCGAACCAGCGCCTTCTCCGTAAAAGAGCCGTCTACCTACTGGCGTAAAGCATCATATTTCGCATTACTTATTAAATACTATTGTTTTTACAATAGGTTCAACGTCCCAGAACAACCTCTATTTTTATTCCACGTTATTTAATGTGCTTACTGGCACCTCAAACAGGACTCGAACCTGTGGCCCACTGCTTAGAAGGCAGTTGCTCTTTCCAACTGAGCTACTGAGGCGTACACTAATTGACGAGCATCTCATATCTTTTCACCGCTAGGTGGTGCCCATATGGCTCGTCGGGGGCTCTCTTGACACTACACGCTTCAATCAAGAAACGGGATACAACTCTAAACCGCGGGAGCTGTTACAGTCGTGTTGTACCAATTATGGTGGATCCGACGTGATTCGAACACGCAACCTCTTCCGTGCAAAAGAAGCTTTCTCCCATTGAAATACGGACCCAAATATGGCGACCAAGATGGGGCTCGAACCCACGACCTCTAGCGTGACAGGCTAGCATTCTAACCAACTGAACTACTTGGTCAAATAATGGTGGAGAATGTAGGACTCGAACTTTTGGTACACCGTTTGAGAATCGAACTCAATGTACTTGGATGTAAGCCAAGCCCTCAGACCACCGAGGACACGGTGCATTTATATCCTCTCAAAATGCTTATCTAAGGATTTGCATAATTTATTATCAGATACAGTAGCATAATTGATAGTTGTATCCGATACTCTGTAGTGCTTTGCACATTCTGTTATTGACTTGAAAACTAAGCCATCTTCTACGCAAATTACTTTACAAGACATACTAGGAGATTTAGTTCTGTGAGTATGCAAACTAAAGAACTTTAAGTAGTTAGCATCAGGATCAACAAGTAAATTACCTTGTAGCATATACAATCCTCTTGATATTTTTGAATGGCAATTTGGGCAAAGAATAATTAAGTTATCGTCGGAATTGTTTTCTCTGTTCATATCTTTATGATGAACTTCCAATATTCTTTCATCCTCGTCCCAACCGCAAACTGCGCATTTATGCGGATATATTCTGAAAGCTATATATCGGTAATCCTTTCTTGTTCCATAATGCGATGGAATCATATCACCAAATCCTGATTCTAACCTTTGGGCAATATTCTTATGTTCTCTACAACAGAAAGCAAATTTGCTTTTGTTTCCATTTGCCCAACTTCTAGGTCTGATAATTTTCTTTCCACAAATTTCGCAATTTAATTCAATTGTGCCGTCCTTTTCTTTTCTACATTCTTTGCATCCATAGAATATTTTGTTAGGATTTTTACAGACCTCAAGTAAATATTGTGCGTGTTTTATATCAAATACTTGTTTATGAATATTGCATCTTATTGATAAGGGTTTATCATATCCTTTGAATTCTCCTGCTATTGAATACCTACCGTTCGTCATATCTGATATGCTTGACATTACATCTTTAAGTTTGCTCAAATTTATCACCTCACATTTATATAAGGTAATTACTATTTGGGTTACATTAAATATGTAAGTCAGTTGCTCTACCAGCTGAGCTAATCCTCCATATATGGTGCGCCTGAAGGGACTCGAACCCACACGCTGAAAGCACGGGAACCTAAATCCCGCATGTCTACCAATTCCATCACAGGCGCATATTCTGGTGAAGGTGAAGAGATTCGAACTCTCGACCCATTGCTTAAAAGGCAATTGCTCTGCCAACTGAGCTACACCTTCATTTTATTTAACGATCGAATTTTCATTGAAAGAATTTTTAGTTCGTCTTTTGAAATTTCGTTCATTTGATGATATAGATAGATTTTATTTGAAGCTTTCATAAATTTAGCAACATCTGCTAACGAAGAAAAGCGCTTCTTAAAGATGTGAGACCTCTTTGTTGTTTTTGGGTAGTTATCATAACAGATAAAAGTGATTGTTTTCATTTTTCAAACTCCTTAATAAAAAGTTGAACTTATTTAGCAGAAATACACAGTAGACAGAGGTAGTTACTTCTACTCCTCGGCACATCCTATACTAGCTTTCAAATTTGTTGCCTACCTACACAACCAGATGTATACCGGTATTAGATGAAATTAGATAGCCCCAATTCCTATCATCATCACATCGCTTCACCGTGGTCTAATACTGATGCTCTCATTGACAGGATTCTATGGTGTCAATCTTGGCATTCTGGATAGGTCCTTTTATTCTACTTGCTGTGCCCCTCCAACCCTCTTTCTACTAAATAAGCAAACTTTTTCTTAATCTCCCTGAATTGGTTTGGGAACCTAATTACTGCTTACATCAACATTGCAGTTCAGTAGATTAAGCGCAGAGACGAACCTGCTACTTCTTTGTGTCAAGAGACACATTCGTCAAGTTCTAATTCGCCGAGAGTTGATGATCTCTTTTCATCAGATACATTACCTTTCTAAAAAGATAATTTATTGGTCTCTATATCATTTCAAGACCTAGACTGATATAGGCGCTGGCGGAAACAGAAGGACTCGAACCTTCGACATCATGATTAACAGTCATGCGCTCTAACCAACTGAGCTATGCTCCCATGTAAAATTTTTATTGCCTTTCTTTACCTTCAAGCAGCGTTCACCCTTGGCGCCAATGGGTCAGGTTCTGTTTATTCAAGAAAGTACTAAGCCGTCATTCTCACCTGCCGTCTATAATTGGATATAAATCCGTCCTCCGCTCGGTATCGAACCCGACCCTCTTCCTTGACAGGAAGCGTGCTACCAATACACTAAAAGAGGATATTGAGCAGTCAAATTGCCTGACGGCTGACATTCAATATGATATGTTGATATCATTATATCTAAGTAATTATTGGAAATGGCATACAATATGATCTCAGTTTCTTTTACCACTAAGTTGAAAGCACTTACTAACGCTAAGTAATTTCACTGAAAGCATCACTATCGTTCACGCCAATGCTTTACTCTCAACATAGGTAATGGTCCTGCCCCTCGGATTCGAACCGAGATCGCGCCCTAATCTGGAGCCTTATGCCGGGTATAAACCGGTTGCACTACCGTTGTGCTAAGGCAGGATAATTAACTGGTTTTGATTAGCCAGACCAGAAACTGGCGAAAGGAGATGAGATGAACACGAGTGGAGCTGGTGGTCGGATTCGAACCGACGTGGGCAAAGCCTACGGCTTACAAGACCGTTCCAATCGACCTCTATGGGACACCAGCATATTTGTTTCTACATTTTATATAACGATGCTAATTTATTTGTTTTAAGCGACTTCAAGAGTATCTTACCTCCCATTATAGAGAAAATGTTTTCTCTATCTACGTTGTTGAATTGTATCCGAGATGGATGCCGCCTACATGTTATATAACGATGAATAAAAATTGAATGAAAAATGGTCCGAGTGACTGGTCTCGAACCAGCGGCCTCGTGGTCCCAAACCACGCGCTCTACCATCTGAGCTACACCCGGATATTCGATTCCGAAGGCCTCTAGAAGACCCGTGCGCTTAGGTCGGAATCTGTTACCATATATCACACTTAACACATCTGATAGGATGTGATGGTTACGCCTACGGGACTCGAACCCATGTTACAGCCGTGAAAGTGCCGTGTCTTAACCACTTGACCAAGGCGCCATGTCTAACCCTTCTTTTCTATTCCGAATGAGAGAAGTGTTTGCAACGCATAGAACTCATTAAGTGATAATATGAAAGGTTCTTCTCAAAGTCAGACGAGAATACTGCATTCTATCACTTATCTGCCTCAAATCCTGACATTCTCTCAGATAACCTGGCAGCTTGGTTTAGTAAGTATTTTCACCATTCCATATGCCCTTATGTTCTGGTGTGAACATATCTTACCTTTTTGCTCAAATTCCCTCCTCAACGGGCGAGGTGTCCGGCGCTATTTCCGTCGTTCGCTTGACTTTTGGTTGTCCCACCAACCTCACTGCAATGTAGGACTTGCAGATGGCAAATATAATAACGAGCATCTAGATTCGCTCAATCCTTCTAATCATCTCATTCTCTTTTAGATTAGCAGCTAGAACACTTTATGGTGAGTTTGCTCGATATTAACTTTTAGGAGCTGACAAGTTTAACCTCAATGCTAAGTACTAACTTAACATCTATCTCTCAGAACCGTTATCTTCGAGACTCCAACTTCAGAAGGATGCACATTCAATTTAGCTCCCGAATAAGTAGCATTCCTTATTCTAACCGAACAGCTACCGAAGTAGCCTAACAAGGTCAGCTAACCCGCCCGTTTATTTTCGCAAAACGGAGTATCAGCGTAGTTCTATTTCGTCGAACTATATACGCCCTTAAACTCCAGCTTTTTAGACGGCGGCCGAAGCCCTAACCCATTCCGTCGAATGGCATCTGAGTAGCTACACTCTTATAGAAGTTTAGGGTCTAAGCGTTAGGATTGAAGACAATCCTCCGGAATCGTACCGGACCATCAAAAGTAATTCATTTAACAAAATTGAAATACTTCTGAATTGAACCTCGCTTTTCTGATTCTGTTACATTTTACAAGAATCTAATAACGGTTAACCACTACCTCCACCGTAAGGATGCACTTTCAGCAGCATTACTCGAGGACAAACCCTCATTTGGTGCCAGGTTTAGATTCTAATTATCAATTATGATAATTACAAATGAAAATAAACGAATCACTCAAGCTTTTCAATCAACTGTCAAGATTATTTATTCATCATTTATAACGATTCACATTATACAGAATCTTTAATCTTTTCCCTAATCGTTTTACTTTTGAACATCTTATCTGCAAGGATTTCAGATGCACGTTCAACAATATTATCTTTATTATCTTTGAGGAAGTCAGATACAATTTTTACTGACGCCTCTGACAGCTGATCTCTTGAAGGGTCAGCATTCTTATCATAGTAGTTAGCACTGAAAATGCGATTAGCTACCTGCTGTTTGAGCTCCCCAATGATCTGTTTGCTTGCATTCGCTTCAACTAAATTAACGATTCTATCGTCGTCAATTCCAACTGCAAACTGAATGACATGTTCCATTGAATTTATCCTCCTTCAATAATATCAATGTCAATTAGTTTCTTATTAGTTTCGTATTCTTCTTCAAATTAACAAGTAACAGGCATCTGACCTAATGTGCAATTACAAATACCGCTGCCTCCATTAGCAGGATTATTAGAACAATTTTTACATGCTTCATTGTTAAATGCTTTATTGTAAATTGCATCTGCATTTTTGTTAGGAAAACTAGCTAAACAATTATCGTCGTATAGCGTAATTGGGGGTTCTTTAGCTAGAGTGCATACATCTGTTAAATTAAGTTTATCTCCTTCTGTATCCTTAATCCAATCACTATCAGAATTTTCAGTATCAGGATTAAAAGGAACACGTGTAACCTTATCTGCCTCACCTGTCCAACTCCATCCACAATTCCAACACTCCTTTTTAGGAATTGGTGGGTATGTACAAATAACTATATCTTGTAGATCATGCCCGCATTTCGGGCAAGTTTCAATAATCATACCAAATCTCCTTCTTTCTGTAATCTTGCTTTTACTTTTTCGTTGTGTTCAATAAATGCTCTCAAACCTACATAATGCTTATTCAAAGCTTCTAGTTCTTCTGTTTTTGATTGGAGCGCTTTCTTTAGTTCAACAATTTCAGCAATTTTTACTTCGAAATTTTCTTCGATTTTTGTTTCTTCTACATCCATTGATGAACATTCTTCGGATTTTCATCTATTTCATAGATAGTAATCAACTTTTTATTCCGCTGGCTGCTGGAGCCATCTCTTTCGGCCTTCTTCGCATTTCTCGAAGTCGGAATAGTCGTCTCTGTCTGGTTGGCAACGCCACCCGTGAGAAAACGCGCAGTCTTGGCAGTTTGTTGGGTTTATATATGTCAAAAATTCCGCCAGCTCCTTGTCGCTCATAGCTCGGATGCGGTCAGCATTTGTGATCGGTTCTGTTCTATAAGGGCAGTCTTTGTTATCGCATTCATCGACCTTATAACCAACTTGCATTAGGCATCTCATGCCTGTACACTTAGCCATAATTATTCTCCTTTCGGTGGCTGGTATGCAGTGCAATCCTCCACGGATTTGTCACCGCAAACGACATTGTCCATGTACCAAATGCAGCAAGCGGGTTCATTGGAAGCCTCAATTCGCTTCATCATTTCACAGGTTTCACATTTCATGGCTTTATTCTCCTTTCGGTGGCTGTGGAAGCGGCATCCAGTGGGTGACACCGTTAACCTTTGTTCCAAATAAGCCGGGCTGGTCGTAGAATGTTTTTGTATCCACTTGAAACCATGCGCATTGGCGGCCCTTATCGGACCAAACAAGCACCTGAATCTGGACATACCCTTCTGCAATCTTGTCTGGTGGCATTTCCGGTAGCCTGTCCTTAACGGAAACCCACTCCTGCACCGTTACGCCATTGCTGATAAGGTGATCGGCTACTTGGTTTGTGTTTGGAAATCCATAATTATCATCGCTGTCAATGATCGCATTATCCAGCAGCTCCACTAGCTTTTCCCTAACATCCATCAGTTAGCACCTCACCAATCAGCATTGATTATCACTTTGTTGCCATTCAGCAGCGCACTCGCTATCAGACATTTAACATTCCGAGCGTTATATGGCTGATTTTCAGAAACAAAGTCGACAAGCTGCTTTGTCTGTTCTTCGGTAAGTATCATATCCTTTCCGTACCAGTCGTTCTCTTCAGTTCTATGCTCGTATGAGATATAATAACCAATGCTTTCAAGGAATCCATACCACATTCTCCCGCTAGAATACTCTGCGCCGATGTCCTGTGTCGTTACCAGCCGACCGCAGTCGGGGCAACGGAACTCTTTCCGCTCTTTGATTGTGATGTCAAGACTCATTGTTAGTGTATCCTTTTCGTTCTCCGTAACCGTATCTTCATACAATAATTCCAAATCATTTCAATTATCCTGCATTAAAGCTTGCGCACAGGACAGTTCCCTCTGAAAATAAGTCAGTTGTTCCAGCCAGTCTCACATTTACATTTTCTATCCTTTCTCTTAAAAACCCAAATTTTCCCACTTAACCATAATAAATTCTATGTATAATAAATCCAGCGATGTCAGAGTAAATATCTGAAATTTTATCAGATTCATCTACGAAATTGTAACCCATAGAATCATAATAATTATCTGGGTCAGATTTCTTAAAGTCTTCAATAAAAGCATTTGCTTGACTAGCACTTTTTGCAGCCACTAAAGAATACCCATGATAATCAAAAGCACTAGAAATTTCATAGACGTTAAAACGTTCCATATTATCTCCTATTCAAAGATGTCTGGTGTCTTTCCAAACCATAGAGACTCACCACCCAAACGCCAATTCCAATTATATTTAGCAAACTTTTCTTTATTCTTTTTTATCCACTTCATTGCTCTTTTTTCGGTCAAGAAAAACAATTGATACAATACCTCTTGGTCTGCAGGTCTAATAATTTCAAGCTGCTAAATAAGAATGTTCATTCTTCCACCTCAACAATAAATATCAAGTATTTGAGTATTTGTCAATTATAGGCTTTACAATTGACAATATTTCATCTTTGTAAGATTCTCTGCCATCATGTTTATGCTTAGCTAACCAATTTGATACCTTTTCAGCAAGCTCTGAATAGCACTTACAAATTTTTGTGCATAGCTCAGAGGTAATCACAAATCTTGGATAAGGTCTATCTTTCTTACTGTTTTCATCCAACCAGTCCAGCATAAACATTTTAGCATCATAAGGCTCGTCCCCGATACTATAGAACATAGTATCTTCAAAAACATAAGGTTTGATATTACTCTTGTTTCTTCGTCTACCTACAGTGTTTATATATGTGCAAATCTCATCTTCAATCCAGTGAACATAATCAGGATGAGACTTTCCAAATACAACGCATTTCATAACATGTTCTGCAATAATGTCACTATAGTTCTTAGAAAGCGCTTCAATTTTCTTTTTAGCATCTGCTTGGCAGAATATAGAATTTCGGATGAATTTATACAAATCCATCACCTCCGGATATAAGAGATATTTCAGATAAGCTGTCTGCTGAACCATTGGTGAGCGTGGAGGGATTTGAACCCTCAATCCTTTCGGCATCGGAGCTTAAATCCGATGTGTATTCCAATTCCACCACACGCCCGTATATAATGAATTGGTGTATACCTGTTTCACAATACCAGCAAATTTGATTACTACACTTTACATAACGATTGTTATTTATTTGGACTTCATCTTGTTTTGATACAAAATTTTGATGCTACTAGAGGATTTCAAGCTGATAGTTGACTCAGTTGTTTATAGAAGACCGGCCAACTATCAACTTTTCTGTCCATCTTCGTTACTCCTAAAAATCCAAGCAGCCGGACGCTTCTGTGAAATGATCTCCCACATAGCAAATGTAAGGTACCTCTAGCTTCTCTAACGATTCAAGGTAATTGTCCATCCATGTAACGGCTTGAATACTATCGTGGCTGAACATATCAGTGAGAACAATTTCACCTGTAATCAAGTCCTTATGAAAGACATTGATGACAGTCATTTGAAATTTACACGCGAGCTCGAAGTTATCTTTAACAGACTTCCTTGCTTCTAAACGAGAATTGATGATCATGATGAATACCTCCTCAGAAAACATCTGAATTGCGAACAGTTTTGACGAAATACGGCTGATATTTCATCAATTCGTAGATCATGTAATCGGATAACTGGATCCCGTTTTGAGATTTATACTCTCTTGTTTTCTTCTCTATCACATGCTCAACCATGTTGCTGTTTTCAAGCTTTCTGCAAACTGACTTGCAGATGTTTTCTGTTTTGTAGCAGTTATCTGACCACTGGTCATCGGGATCGGATGTTACATATCCGCCTTTTTGAAGGAAATAAGATGTTCCTTTATGCGGACCTGTGAGGTATGTTGCTTTGATAATGTATCCGTTCATTTTGTCCTCCTTAGCTTTGAAGCTTTTTGATATGTTGGTTGACTTATGTACATATTATATAACGATTGTTGTAAAAAGTCAATGGTCTTAATCATTCGTTAATAATTTACTAAATAGAAAAAGAAAACCGTCCAGGTGCGCCAACACCCGGACGGGAGAACACGGTCAAGCACACCGCAGCGCCCTACC